TTATTTAAATAGTATTTTACTCAAGTTTTCAGATGCTTCTTTGTCCATCTCTTCTAAAACATGAGAGTATTTATTCATAGTTATTTTTATATCTGTATGTCCTAATCTTTCAGAAATAGTTTTTATGTTAGTTCCAGATAACAACATCAAAGTTGCATTTGTATGTCTAAGCTCGTGTAATTTTATATATCTAAGATTGTTGCTCTCTAATAATCTTTTAAAAGGTTTGAAAAATTTTTGTTGTGTCCAAGGTTGAAATTTTTTATTTAAGCATATTAAATCTAATTCGTTTTTTAGTATACCTTGTAATTTTAATTTATTTTGTCTTATTTTTTCTTCTTTTAATAAGTTTATTAATTCAATTGGTGCTGTTAATCTTCTTTTAGACTTCTCTGTTTTAGGGGATTTGAAAGTTACTTTTCCATCAACATGTACCATTGTTTGCCTTACATTTATGACGCCTTCATTAAGTTGAACATCAGACCATCTAACTCCTACAGCTTCACCAAAGCGTAGACCAAGTCCTAACATAAAATAAATAGGTATAGCTAAATCAGTGTCAAGACATCTTTCTAATAGAAGCTGAGCTTCCTCTTTAGTATAAAAATTAGTTACAGATGTATCTTTTTTACTTGGAGTTATTACAAAACTAGAAACATCTTCTTGTATTTCTCTAAGTCTATAAGCTTCATGTAATAAAGCAGTTAAAAAACTGATAGAATTTTTTGCAGAATTTAAGGAATATTTTTTATATATCTTATTAACATACGTTTGTAAAATATTTGGACTAATATCAATTAATTTTATATCTCCAAAAAAAGGTTCAATGTGATTTCTAATTACACTTCTTCTATTTCTCAAAGTATAAGGTGAAAAGTCGTCTTTTTTTTCTTCAAGGTATATATAACATCTTTCTACAAGAGTCACACTATTTGGAGCAACAAACTTATTATTGTTTATAGTAGACTTTATTTCAATTAAATGTTTTTCAGCATCCTTTTTCTTTTCATAGCTTCCATAACTTTTTTGTTTCTTTTTGCCAGTTTCTTCTTCCACATATTCCACATATACATGAAATTTTTCCCCTCTTTTTCTTATAAAAGCTGATTTGATATTCATATATGTACGCTCCCTTTATAAGTTTATATGTTTTATATAAAAGAGCAGTTAAACTGCTCTAATTATATCTAATGAATGTTAAGATGATTTTTTAAAGCTTCTTGAAGTATTTGAGAAAAATTAACTTTATGTTTCTCAGCTTCCCTATTAAGCCACTGAGGAATAGTAAGAGTCTTTTTAACAGAGTAATTTTCTATAGCTTTTCTGTGAATCGGCATATATATTTCTATTAAAGTAGGTATTTGATTTTTCTCTAAATTTAATTTATCTATAGTTGTTGCATTTGGTATTATGTCATTATCTTCTTCCATACCATATAGATGTAGTCCTAGAGCTTCCTTTGCCATTTTTAAAGCTTCTTCTGTAGTATCTCCACATGTAAGACAACCTGGTAAATCAGGAAATTCTACAGAGATACCATCATTATCATAGCTTAGTATAGCAGGATATACATATATATCTTTTTTCATTATATCAACTCCTTAAGGTTTTTGTAAGGAGAGAGGGATTAACTAATATTAATCCCTGCTTGTTTAAAAATACTTTTCACAGTTCGAAGTGGCAAGTCCTTTTTTGGATGAGGTACTGTGACCTTACCTTTTTTAACAGGATGTTTGAATTGGTGATGGTCACCAACACAATTTATTTCATACCATCCATCCGTATTGAGTATTTTTAAAATTTCTCTTGAAGAATAAGATTTCATACTCCCTCCTTACAATTATATTATAACACGTATTTATATACGTGTCAATTGTAAAACAATAAATATTTTAAAGAAGGAAAAGAAAATTTAATGTAGAATTATTAAGATGTATGGTATTTCATATATAATAAGGAAGACATTGTGAAATCAAACTAATAATACCTTTTTGCACATATTCTCATTACTCCCTTGAAAAAATTATCATCTCAAAATTAAATAATCATAACATATTTATAACATTTTACTTTAGATGTATTACAATAATTAAGAGAATTAAAACTATATGTGTATATTGTATTATATAAAATTTTTCAAATATAGTAGTTTTTGAACTTTTAGTGTGTTATAATTATGTTACAAAAAGTATACTCAACTGTGTTTGATTTATACATTTATTTTGAACTGGTAAAACAAGATGTGTTGTACATTGCTATCGAACTTATGTGCGAAATAAGCGATTTTATGATTATTAAATAGGAAATTGGTCACTATCAAAACAGTTCTTGTATAATGTTACGACGATTTTGAATATAAAAAAGTATATACTAATTTATATCTATATTTTAAAAAGCACAAAAATATGTGATATTTTTTGACATATATTTGATTAGAATAAGTAAAAATGGAAATTTTATGCTATAATGATTTTATAGGCATAGAACCTCTATTATGACATTTTATTCAAATAATATAAACTTAGTATAAATAATATAATTTTACAAATATTATTTAATAATGGATATGAGCGGAGGTGTTTTATATGTTTGATGCTAAGTACAACGCTATGGATATAGCTAAATATGTATTATGGTATTGCGAGAAAAAAAATAACTTTGCAATAAGTAATTTGAAATTGCAGAAAATATTGTATTATATACAAGGTAGGTATGTCGCTCGTTATGGAGAACCATTATTTGATGATATAATAGAAGCTTGGGATTATGGTCCAGTAGTTCCAGAAGTATATTTTTCTTATAATGATTATGGTAATAGAGCAATATTAGGAGAGGAACTTGACGATATTAATGTAATTGATGAATCTGATAGAGAATTTATAAATGAGATAACAAAACCAATGATAAAAAAAGATGTTTGGAAAATAGTAAAACAAACTCATTCTGAAGACCCATGGAAATATAGTTATGCCATAGGAAGAAATGAGGAAATATCTATATGGGATATGGAGGAATGGTTTAAAGAGCATTAGGAGGGAAAATGGAGTTTGTATCTGATGAACAAGTAAAGAAGGTACTTAAAAAAATCGAAAAAAAAGAATTTGATAAAATAAGTAAAATAGAGCTAAAAGGAGATAGTATTAAATATAATTTCATACTAGAGTATATCAAAAAAGCTACTGTAGATACCAGAAATAATTTGACAGAGAATACACTAATATATATAGAAGAATATAGTTCTGAGATTGATAACAATTTAGTTCATATACTTAATCATATACTATTAGAAGTTCCTAGAGCTTCAGAGTTAGAATATTTAAAAAGCGAAGCTAGAAGAACTCAAAAAAATAATAATGGTATAAGAAATGAAATAAAAGAATATAAAAAAATATTATCTGAGTGTCAGGAGAATATTTCTAGTGCACAAAGTGAATTTATAAGTATTTTAAGTATATTCGCAGCTGTTATCATTGCATTTCTTGGAGGTATGAGTTTAATAGGAAGTGCATTAAACAATATGGATAATGTAAGTAAATATAGATTGATTTTTGTTCTGCTTACGATTGGCTTTATAATGTTTAATGTAATCTATATGTTATTATATATAGTATCAAAGTTAGTTCATGGTAAGATATATATGGAGAAAAAAGAATGCAAGGGTTGTGAAGAAAGAAAAATATCAAATTGCTTAATAAATAGGCATCCTTTGTTGTTTTACTATAATTATTTTTCAAGTGTTTCAATTTTTATAGTATTTTTATTATATAATATCGATAATTACAATATCTTTAGTGCTATAGCTGATATTTTGAAGCTAAATAATAAAGTGGCTTTTATAGCTATATCAGGTTCTGTATTTTTATGTACTGTTTTATTTATAATATACAAAATATCAAAACAAATTATATCTAATAAAGATTGTTCTGAATCAAATGCAAACTAATTGTTTTAATTGTTAATGTTTAAGAAATAGAGCTATGATAAGTAAGATTTTAATTCTACTTGTCATAGCTTTTTTGATATAAATATATAAATAAAATATATTATAAAAATGATTATATAAACAAGAAAATACAAAAAATTATAATTAAAAAGACGATTAATAATACACGGGAATGGAAAAAATTACCAACTATCTACAAAATTCGATTTTTTTATTACAATTCCCCTTTTTTTATTGCATATATTTAACAAAAGTATTATTATGTAAGTAAGATAATTATCCAAGAAAATTTTGAATAATCTAAAAATATTTTTAGAAATGAAAATACATAGTTATATTTTATTAAAATTCATTAGGGAATTTTGACTAAAAATAAGAACGTAAGTTCTGATAGTAGGGGGAAGGCGTGTGGAAAAATCAAAAAAACTACTAATTGACACAGGGGATACATTGAACAAATTAAGAGAAAATAATAGTGAGAAGTTAGAAAAGTACATAGAATTATTAAAAGAATATTATAAACAAGAAAATAAAAAAGAAAGAGAATAGTTTTCTTCTCTTTCTTATTTTTTCTCATTAAGTTCTTCTTCAAGAAATACTTTTGCTATTTTGAACATTTTTTCTTGACTAGAAGGACTTAATTCGCTAATTAGTTTTAAAGCTTCTTTTATATCATCAGAGAAATTTAGATTTTCAATTAGCTCTAACTCACTAAGATTGTCTATATTTTTTACATTGACCTTTCCAAGCAAATAATCTGTAGATACATTAAAAAAATCTGATAATTTTAAAATTATGTCATGCGGAGGAAATCTTTCTTCCTTCTCATAAAAAGAAATCATCTTAGGAGTAAGACCTAAAAAAGTTGCAAGTTCTTTTTGAGTAATATCTTTTTCTTTTCTTAATTCCTTTATTCTATATCCAATCATGTTATTTAGCCACCTTTTTAATTTATATTGAACTATTAGTTCTTAATTATCAATTATAGCTCATTTTTTTTAAAAAAGCTATTGACAATGTACTAATAGTACTGTACTATTAGTACATAAGATAAAGTAAAAGAAGGTGAAAAAAATGAATAAACTAAAAGATTTTAGAATACAAAAAGGACTAAGTAGAAATCAGTTAGGAGCTGAATTAGGTCTTACAAGTAGGTATATAGCTTTCTTAGAGAATGGCGAAAGAGTACCGTCTCTAAATACAGCTGTAAAAATAGCAGCTTATTTCAATACTTCAATAGAGTATATTTTTTTGAAAAGCAACTGTACTAAAAGTACATTAAAGAAAAAAGGAGTTGAAAAATATGAGTAACTTAATGATGTTCGAGGATAAGCAAGTAGAAGTATTTGAGTTTAATGGAAAAATATTATTTAATCCATACCATTGTGGAAATTGCTTGGGAATTAGTAATGAAGGAGTTAGAAAAGCAATTACTAGAATGAATAAGAACCAAGTGATTAAGTTAAATAATTCAATTGTGACAGATAGTCACACTAGAAAATTGCACAATACAGGAGAAAATTTTCTTACTGAAAGTGGTGTGTACAAACTAATATTTAAGTCTAAAAAAGAAGAAGCTGAAAAGTTTCAAGATTGGGTTACTGATGAAGTATTACCAAATATAAGAAAAACAGGAGGATATATACATTCAACAAGTGATATGTCAGATGATGAAATCATGGCAAGAGCATTACAAGTAGCTCAAAGGAAAATAGAAAGTAAAAATAGAGAACTTGAAGAAAAAAATAGATTTATCAATCAAATAGCATCTTCAAAAAATAGTTTACTTGTGAGGGAGGTAGCAAAAGTAATCTCTAAAAGTAATGGAATAATAATTGGTGAGAAAAGGCTATATGAAAAATTAAGAGTATGGGGTTTGGTATTTAAAAATTCAACTGAACCAAAGCAATTTGCAGTGGAAAAAGGTTATCTAGAAACTGTGGAAGGTACTAGAGAGACATCAACAGGTGTATTTACTTATAGAACAACAAGAGTTACAGGAAAAGGTCAAGAGTACATTCTAAAAAGATTATTAAAGGAAGAAGAAGAACAATTATCAATGTTAAGTTAAAGAATGACAGCACCTTGAAAACTAAATACAGAATATTCAATTAATATGAGAAGGAGGTTTGAAAATGAGTGTAGCATTACAATTCATAGACACAAAAGACTTAGTACAAGAATTAATGCGAAGAGATGATACAACAGACATCATCAAGATGTTTTTAGATAGAGAAGGAATTAGAAGAATGGATTTAGTTACAGTAAAAGAATTTCGTGAGTACTTAAAAGTGTCAGATGCAACTGCGAGAAACATGATAAGAGAAGCAATGGCACAAAACCATTATGCTGTAATTCCTTTGGGGAGTTCGTATAGGATAGATTTAATTTCTTTTGAAGAATACGTAATGAAAAATGCAATGAAAGATAGAGATGTATTGAAAAAGAGAAAGGGGGTGATTTAGTTGAATGTAAGAGTACTGATAGCTTATATACAGTTTTGTAAGCAATACAATAAGAAAGCAAGTTTTGAAGGTCTTAAAAAATACAACAAAGGGGTAATTGCATGAGAATAATTTATAAAAACAAAGTTTACAAGGTAGAACAAGACAAAAAGTTATTTAGAATTACATACTATGATGAGCAGAAAAGTAACAAGAAGTTTAATAAAGATAAGAAAGTAAAAAGAAGCACATTAACAAGAGATATAGAGTTAGTTAACACATATTTACCAGTTAAATTAAAAATAAGCTATAAATAATCAAAGAAAAAGGTGATTAGATGCAAAGAGAGCAAACAACAATACGCCTGCCTAGAGAACTTAAAGACAAGCTTCTAAAACAGGCAAAAGTTAAAGGGTATACACTAAAAGATATGGTGATTTTTATTCTAAAGGATTATCTTCAAAATATTTCTCAAGAATAAATTCAATTTCTCTACCGACAGAACGCTTATCTTTTTGAGCAAGTTGTTCGATTTTTTCAAAAAGAAGTTTATTAATTCTTAGTGTAAATCTCTTATCTTCTTCACGAGTATAAACATCTTTATTAGACATATTTTATCATTCCTTATATAAAATTTGACGTCTTTATGACACTTTAATAATAAAATAATTAATGAAGAAAGTCAATAAAAATGCTTGACGTCAAATGTATGACATGGTATTATTAAAACAAGGAAGGGGTTGACGTCAAATGTATGACAAAGACGAGAGAGTAAGGTTTACTTTTAGATTACCAGTAACATTGCTTGAAAAAATAAAAGATAGAGCATCAATAGAAGGTAGTTCCATGAATTCGTTTATATTACACATACTTTGGAATTACATAAAAGAAATCGAAAATAAGGAGGTCGAATAATGGTTGAATCAACAAAAGAATTTGATTTACAAACAATTAAAGTAGGAAATGCAGTAAAAGTAAATTGCAAAAGATTCGGTTTTGAAATTGATTGCATTGTAGTAGTAGCAACTGAGGAGGAACTAAATTTAGCTTACTTTGATAAAGAAAGAGGTTGTATGGAGTATCAAGCATTAATACCAGAAGACCTTAGATATGACGATTATATTCTTCAAAGATTAGGTTAGGGGGTGTATTTTAATGGAAACAGCTATATCTATTGCAAAAGGTCAAATAAAAGGTGCAAATGAGAGTATAAAGGAATTAAAATCAAAAGAAAATTACGATAAAGAAAGTTTAAGATGGTGGGAAGGTGTTAAGCAAGCTAGTGAAAATATACTAGAGTTTTTAGAAATAGAAAATAAGGCATAAGAAAAGAGCCTAGGGTGAGGCTCAATTCAAAAACAAAAAATAATTTAATAATTATATATTATAGCATAAGGGGGAACTAAAATGAAAGCAATTTTATTAAAAAGTTTAAATATAGAGAATTTCAAAGGGATAAAAGAACTTCGCATAGATTTTAACAACATAACTAATGTGTTTGGAGAAAATGCAACAGGTAAAACAAGTATATTTGATGCCTTTACGTGGGTAATGTTTGACAAGGATAGCAAGAATAGAAGCGTATTTGAGATAAAGCCTTTAGACAAGCAAAATAAAGTCATTAGAGGACTTGTAACAACTGTAACAGCAGTGCTGGAAGTTAATAATAAAGAGATAAAGTTAACAAAGAAATATGAAGAAAAATGGACTAGAAAAAGAGGAGAATCAGAAGCAACTTTTACTAAAAACGAAACAACATACATGATAAATGATACTCCAATAAAAAAGAGTGAATATGTAAAAGAGATAGCTGAAATAGCAAACGAGGAACAGTTTAAATTACTTACTAATCCATACTTTTTTTCTAATGAACTTAACTGGAAAAAAGGTAGAGAATTAATTCTAAATGTGTGTGGAGATATAACGACAGAACAAATTATAGAATCAAATAAAGATTTAACTTTACTTATTACAGAGTTTGAAAAGGAAAATAACATAGATAAGATTATTAAAAATAGAAAAGCTATTAAAAATAACTTATCTAAAGAAAAAGAAGAAATACCAGTTCGTGTAAATGAGTGCAATAAAAGCATGTATGACATAGATTTTGAGGAAATAGAGGCTCAATTAAAAGCTAAAAAGGCTGACTTAGAAGCTATTGAAGACATGTTACTAAGTGGCACAAAGGCGAATGAACAGATTTTAAAAGATACAGAGAAAGTGTTTGAATTGCAACAAGAGAGATTGAAAATAACACATTTAGCTACTGAAAGAGGAAATAAAAAGAGAAATGAGTTAATAAATGAAAAGGAAAAATTAAAACATAATGTACAAATGTTAAGAAATAATCTTATATATTCAGAAGAAAAAAGAAAAACAAAAGAAAATTCGAGAGACAAACTGGTTGAAGAAACAAATAATCTTAGAAACGAATGGTCTAAAAAGAGCCAAGAAACATTAGATTTAAGTACAATTCAGACTGAGTGTCCAACTTGTAAGAGACCTTTAGAGGTTCATGATATAGAAGCTAAAAAACAAGAAATGCTAGATAATTTTAATCTAAATAAAGCGAAAGAATTAAAAGGAATAGGAGTATTAGGAAAATCTAAAGGTGAAGAAGTCGAAAAACTTAATATAGAGATTGAACAGCTACAACTAGACGAAAAAGAAGCCTTAAAAGAGATACAAGAAAAAACAGTACTAATAGATAAGATAAAAAAAGAGTTAGAAAGCACAAAATCTACAGAGGTATACTCTTTAGATGAAGAAAATAGACTGGTTGAAATTGATGCAGAAATAAAAGAATTAGAAGAAAAAATAAACAATAAAGATGATAATAAAAACATTGATGAACTAAAAGAAAACAAGAAAAAACTAGCTGTTGAAATTGAGTTACTTAATAAAGAACTAGCTAAAAGAGATATTAACAAAGAACTGTTAGATAGAAAAGAGCAGTTATTAAATAAAGAAAAAGAGTTAGGTATAGAACTAGCACATCAAGAAAAAATATTAAATCTATGTGAGTTGTTTATAAAAACTAAAGTTAGTTTATTAGAAAGTAATATAAGTAGTAAATTTAAGAATGTAACATTTAAACTATTTAAAGAGCAGATAAATGGTGGTATCGAAGAAACTTGTGAAGCTTTAATAAACGGTGTACCTTTCAGCAATGCCAATACAGCAGGGCAAATAAACGGAGGGCTAGATATAATAAATACTTTATCTAAGCATTTTGAAATTAAGATGCCAATCTTTGTTGACAACAGGGAGAGTGTGAATACTTTGATTGATATTGATAGTCAAATAATAAATCTAGTCGTAAGTAATGATAATCCATTAAAAATAGAAGGAGTGAACTAAAAATGGCAAATGAAATACAAAGACAAGTAAGCGTTAAAAATCTATTATCTACAGAAGCTTATAAGAAAAGATTTAAAGAGGTATTAAAAGACAAAGCTAATACATTTATGGCATCAGTTGTTAATGTGTCTAATTTACCAAGCCTAAAGGATGCAGAACCTAATTCAATTTTAAAATCTGCAATGGTTGCAGCAACATTAGATTTACCAATAGACCCGAACTTAGGCTTTTCTTACTTAGTGCCTTTTACAAATAAAGGAGTTAAAGAAGCACAATTCCAAATTGGCTATAAAGGTTTTATACAATTAGCCATGAGAACTGGACAGTATAAAACAATTAATGCAATAGAAATCTATGAGAATGAGATTAAAAGCGTTAACAGATTGACTGGAGAAATAGAATTTAATGAAAATAAAGATGAGATAGATAATGAGATAGTTGTTGGATATATAGCATATTTTAAACTTCTAAATGGATTTGAAAAAACTCTATACATGAGTAAAGAAGATATGGAAAAGTATGCTAAAAGATATAGTCAAACATACAAAAGTAATAAAGATTATGTTGTAAAATCTAGTCTTTGGACAACTGATTTTGATGCTATGGCAGTTAAAACAGTACTTAAAAGATTGTTATCTAAATATGGAATATTAAGTATAGAAATGCAGAAAGCTTTAGAGACTGACCAAGCAGTTATAAAAGATGATAATTCAGTTGAGTATGTAGACAGACAAGTAGAAGAAGAAATCGAGGAAAATGCTAATAAAAAGACTATAGATATGACAACAGAAGAAAAGGAAAAAGCTATTGAAATTAAAGAATCTAAGCCCGAAGAGATAAAGCAACAGGAATTTGAAGCGCCACCATTTTAAGGATGAAAATTAAAGTATTAGGGAGCAGTAGCAAGGGTAATTGTTACTTGCTCCAACTAAAAAATGAAACTTTGATACTCGAGTGTGGAATTAACTACAAAGACATTTTAAAAGGCTTAGATTTCAATTTAGAAAGTGTTGTTGGGTGTTTGGTCACACATGAACATAAAGACCATTCAAAAGCGATTGTAGAGCTTATAAATAATGGAATAGATGTATATTCTAGCAGAGGAACATTAGAAGCTTTAAAAATAGAAAATCATAGAACTAAGATTATAGAAAGCGAGAAATTATTTAAGATAGGTAACTTTAAGATAGTGCCATTTAATACTAAGCATGATGCGGTAGAGCCATTAGGATTTTTAATAAATCATAGTAGTTTTGGTAACCTATTATTTATAACTGATAGTTATTATTGTGAATACAACTTTAATAATTTAAATCACATCATGATTGAGTGTAACTATAGTAAAGATTTATTAGATAACAACAAAGATAAGATTTATTTGAGAAATAGAATAGTCAAAAGTCATTTTGAATTAAGTAATGTGATTAATTTTCTAAAAGTAAATGATTTAAGTAATATAAAAACAATTACATTGCTTCATCTAAGTGAAGATAACAGTGATAAAGATTTATTTATAAGAGAGATAGAAAAGAATGTGGGAGTACCAGTAATAGTAGCTGAAAAAGGATTAGAAATTTATTTAGACTAGAGGTGATAAAGTGGCAAAATATAGAATTTTACAAGCTAACTTTTGGGATGATGGATTTGTATTAGATTTAACTCCTGAAGAAAAGTACTTTTATAACTATCTTTTAACTAATGGTAGAGCAAGTCAATGTGGGTGTTATGAATTACCCTATAAAATTATGGAAATGCAAACAGGATATAACAGGGAAACTGTAGAGAAGTTAATTAAAAGGTTTATAGAGTATGGAAAAATAAAATATGACTCTACTACTAAAGAGATATTAATAATTAATTGGAGTAAACATAATTTTTCTAAAAGTCCAAAAGTACGTACTTGTATCTTAAAAGAGGTTGAATCAATTAAAAATAAAGAATTTCAGCAGTATATGTATAGAGTATGTATAGACTATGGATACCCTATCGATACAGTATCTATAGACTATGGGGAAAAAGAAAAAGAAAAACAAAAAGAAAAAGAAAAACAAAAAGAAAAAGAAAAACAAAAAGAAAAAGTAGAACCGTTAATTTGTGAAGAACAGGAAAAAAATGAGTTAAAAGAATTTAAGAAGCTATATGAAGAAAATATAGGAGTGGTATATCCAGTTACAGCAGAATGGTTAATAGAAATTTCTAGTGATGTAGATATAAGATTATTTAAATCTGCTATAGAGATATGTGCTGAAAAGATGAATATGAATATAGCATACTTAAAAGGTATCCTTAAAAAGTGGAAGGATGCGAATATAACTACATATGAACAACTAGAATCATATAGATTACAGCAAGAAAATAAGAAAGCAAAAAAAGTAGTTAATGGCCAACTAAGTAAAAATAAGTTTGCCAACTTTGAACAAACATTTACTAAGTATACAGAGAATGAGCTTGATAACATAATTAAGAAAAGTCAAGATGCTAAGTTCAAATAAAATTAAACTTCTAGGAAGTAAATATCAATATATTGCTTCCTAGAAAGGGGGTAGAATATGGGTAAAATTTGGATGGATGCAGGAACATTTTTGGAAACTAAAGATATAGGAGATATTGAATGTAATCTAAGAGAAATGATAAATAAAAATAAACAAAAAAATTTAATTGGTAGAATAAATTCCAAAGGACAAGGAAGAAAAAGTAAGAAAGTAGAGTGTACTAACATCATTACTGGAGAGAGTAAAATATTTGTCAGTGCTGTAGAAGCAAGTGAATATTTATATTTCACGGAACTTCATATTACTCGTCTAGCAAGAACAGGAAAGACTACTAAAAATGGTTGGAAAGTTAGATATATTGAAGAGGTGTCAAATGGTATTAGCAAATGTGGAACAAGTAATTAAGTTAGCTGAAAAGATATTAAGTAAGAAAAAGTGTTCTGTTAATAAAGCTATTGATATAGCTATAAAAATATTAAATAGATACGAATATGAGGGGATGATTAAATGAGTCTAATTGAATATAGAGGTTATGATTTTGAAAATAAAAAGTGGATTTATTCTAAAACAATAATGTGGAGTAATGCAGTAGACTGTTTATTAATGCTGAAAGAAGATTTTAAATGGCGAAAAGTTTGTAATGTTGGAATATGTTCTGAAGAATGGGCTGGAAATAATCAAGAAATTTTTGAAGGGGATATATTAAAAGAAAATTATAATCCTCACAATAGAAGTTCATATGGAATTGTAAAAAGAGATTTTAATAGTATTAAGTTATATTTGGAGTGGCATTATTTAAAGAAGTTTGAAGGAGAATGGGTAGAGATTATAGATAAAACAAAAATATATCATAGTAGAGATTACAAAGTAATTGGTAATGAATATGAGAACTTAGAGGAAGTTAGGAAAGAGTTTTTAGAACGCAAGGAGATGTTGGAAAATGAACGTCTTAGCTAGTTTAATACTTATAGTAGGAAGTTTTATAGCTGGTAGGGTTTATGAGTATAGATTGAATCTAAAAGAGTTTGAAAATTATGATAATATAGGAGGTTTTAAGAATGAATGATAGATTAGAAATGATAAATGCTTCTGTAAATTATATACAGATGATATGTGAAAGTTCAAATATAGCTATTATAGCAGAGCATGACCGAGTTAGAATATTGGATTTAGAAACTAAAGAAAAGTATGACCTATTAAGAAGTGAGGGGGATTAAAAAATGAGTAAAGTTATACAATGTGATTTCTGTAAGAAAGTATCTAATAAAATTAGTGAAGAAAGTATTGAGTTATATAAAGTGAGAAATGGAACAAGTATAAGCATGGGGAAACACATGTGTGAGGATTGTTATGGAAAACTTGTTGAAGGTAAAATCAAAAAGAAAATGACTAACTTTGAAAAGGTAACATAAATTACCTATAGTGTTTGAGGATGAAATAAGACTTTTGAATAGTCAACTATCAATAGTAAGTTAAAAGAAAAAAGGAGTGCTTTCACACTCCACTTGTCAAAAATATAAAACTTTTATATACAAATATTATTATAACATAAAATTGATAGGAGTGTGGAAGTATGTCTAAAACTAAAAAAGAGTTTTTTAATGCAACTAAGAAACAACTTTCTAATTATAAGCAATTAAGTACAAATATAATAAAATTGAAAAATGAAATACAAATGCTGAAAGATAATTCAGTTGGTGATTTAATGAAATGTATAAGTTATGATAGTGTCAAAACAGGTAAAACAAACAAAACTAGCAATATGATTGAGGATGCTATTGTTAATGTATCAGACTTAATAACAGAAAAAGAAATAGAGTTATATGAAGCAGAAATAATTAAATCTACAATAGATTTAGCTATAAGGAATTTAAAGCCTATACACAGACAAATTATTGAACTTAAATATATAGATGGTCTAATGTGGCAAGAAATGGTTGATATAGTACATTTAGAAGAAAGACAATTAAGTGTAAGAGCTAGTCAAGCTATTAGCTCAATATCAATAGCACTGTTTGGGAAGAAAGCATTAATAGAGCAAGAACCACTTTTTGAATTGTTAGATTACAAACTAAATTAAAAAGTAAGAATAATTTTGAGTGCTGAAAATGTGCAGGTTTTTTAATTTTAGACATGAGATAATAGTATTGTGGAAATAAAGATTTCCCTCTCAAAACTTAATATTTGACTAGGGTTAAGGGATTGCCCTAGTCACTATGAACAGACTAGGCAGGGCGTGAGGACGCTGTTAGTTCAATTCTAACTATGTTCAATCTTTAGTTTTTTTCTATTTCAATCAATCTACAGATACACTAAAAATAGTATTTGAATTGAGATTAAAATCTCATACAATTTTGTATCTTAATTCAGAAGTCTAAAAATCGGGTGGGGCTTGGTAACCTCACTCACCATGCAGGTGCTTAATCTAAGTTCGATTCTTAGAACTTGCAACATAATATATGTATCTCCCTACTAAAAAGGCTAAGTTCGGGTAAGCTTAGTCTTTTATTTTTTTACAGGAGTATGATAAATGAGTAATTTAAGAGAAAAGATAATAAAAGAATTAGATGAATTTAATATAGATGCAGATGATGAATTTTTAAGTTATGGAGTGGAATATGTTGAGAGTTTTACAGGGAAAAGTGCTATTAGCGAAGAGTTATTAATAAGAGGAGTAGTGCTTACAGCAAATTATATAGCAAATATGGAAAGTAAAGACTTAGATTAATTTCTAGGTCTTTTTTAATACAAAAATTAATAAGTTTCAGATGTCGGTAACTCCGACATCTGAAAAGGTCTATTAAAAATGCATAATATGCACTATTCGGATATACATAATGTGCATATCTAAAATTCAAATATTCAGGAGGTTGATTTTATGAAACTAAAACTTGTTAAAAAAGGAAAATTTTTAGGGACAACATGCGACTTTTACATGAATGAAGAAAAAGAAATATTTATGAGCAGAACACAACTGGGTCATGCTCTTAAATACTCTAACCCAAGTAAAGCGATAGAAAATATACATAATAGAAATTTTGAGTATATGAAAGGAAAATCTATTGAAATAACGGGGGCTCAAATTGAGGGGTCGATATATAAAAATAAAAATGCTAAGAAAATATATATGTATAATGAAAAAGGAATCTATGCTATAGTAAGAAAATCTAATATGCCTGTTTCTGATGAGTATTTTGATTGGGTATACGAAGTTATACATTCTATAAAAGAAAATGGATATTATATAGCTAATGAAAAAGATGAAGAATGGTTAGGTATAAGAGTTGAAGGTAAAAAAGTAAGAAAAGATTTTACGGATGAAATACAAGAGTTTGTTTATTATGCTACTAGTCAAGGAAGTAATAAACCTCAGATGTATTATAAACATTTTACTGAACTTGTAAGAAAAAAATTAGGTATACCAAAAGGTGTGAAAAGGGATGAGTTAAATCAAAGTGAACTGTTTGATATACAAGCACTCGAAAGAATTATATCTATGAAGTTACCTAAGTTAATAGATAAAGATATGAATTATAAAGAGGTATATAAAAAGATTAAAGAATTAATAGAAATGATTTAAATGACTGTCTTGACGGATGGTCTTTTTTAATACAAAAAATAAAAGGAGAATGATAAGATGAATAAAAATTCAATAACTCAGCAACAAATAGACGATTTGTTTAATCAAGCCGAAAAGAGAGTAGAAAAATATTGGGGCAAGTGTACAGTCATGACAATACAACTATCAAATGGATTTACTCTAGTTGGTCATAGTGCTTGCGTTGATCCAAAGAACTATGATGAACAAATAGGACTAGATATTTGTGAGGAGCAGATTAAAAACGAACTTTGGAAATTAGAAGGGTATAGACTTCAATGTGAACTAGGAAAATTATAAAAGGAGAATGATATAATGGAGATTAAAAACAGTTTATGCACACAAAATTATACTAAGCTTTATTGCGAGGATAAAGAAGAATGGAAGTATAATGCACCATGTTACTTTATATTAGGAAGGGCAGAATGTGAGGATGATTGTATAGAACCAATTCAATATCTTAGTTTTCAAGAAGGACCTATAAAAGAGCAGGGAGTTAATGGAATAAATAATGAAGATGTAATATTAGCAGTTATAACAAGATTAGAAGCATTTCAAGATAGCCCATATGCTTGTAAAGAGAATGAGAAGGCTATAGAGAAGTTAGAAGAATGCTTGATGTGGCTTAGAAAAAGAACTTTAGATAGACAAATGAGAAATGTTGAAGGAACTAGTGGTATTTAGAATAGGAGGCCTTAAATTAGAAGATATAAAATTCTAGGTCTTTTTTTACTCCCAAAACAAACAAATAAAGAGGTGGTGATGTGCAAGATGTCAAAGAAAAGGTAAAACAAGATTACTTAAAAGGAATGAAACAAAAGGAAATATCAGCAAAGTATGACATTAGTTTAAATACTTTAAAGTCATGGATAAAAAGATACAACTGGTTAAAGGAAAAAAAGAAGGGTGCACCTATAAATAAAAGGGGTGCACCCTTTTCTAATAAAAATTCAGTTGGCCATGGTGCTCCAAAAGAGAATAAGAATGCTGAAAAGTTTGGTTTCTTCTCAAAATACTTACCCGAAGAAACCCAAGATTTAATTAATGAGATAAAAAATAAAGATAAATTTGATATTCTTTGGGAACAAATAACAATTCAATATGCAGCAATAATAAGAGCACAAAAGATAATGTATGTTAAAGATAAAGAAGAAATGATTAAGGAATTAAAGAAACATGAAAGCACAGAAAATGGTGAGAAGATAGAGTATGAATTTCAATTTGCATGGGATAGGCAAGCATCTTTTCTTAATGCACAGAGTAGAGCTATGAGCGAACTTAGAAGTTTAATTAAACAGTATGATGAAATGATTCATAAGGATTGGAATTTGGCTACAGAGGAGCAGAAGACAAGAATAGATACAATGAGAACTAAAGTAGAGCTTGAGAAAATTAAGTTGTTTGGTGATGATAAAGACGATAATTCAGAAGCTATACAAAGCTTCTTAGAAGCTACTACCATGAGTAAAGAAGATATAAAAGCTTTATTTGAAGAAGAAGAAGGAGAGTGCAAAAATGGCTCTACTTAGAAGAAAACAAAAAAGACAAGAAAAGAGATTTGAATTTAAACCTTTTTCAAAGAAACAATTAAAACTTCTCAACTGGTGGAGAGAAGGTTCTAAATATAAGGACTATGACATTATCATTGCTGATGGAGCAATAAGAAGTGGTAAAACTATAGCTATGATTTGTAGCTTCTTAATGTTTACACAAACTAATTTTGAAGTAGAAAACTTCATAATTGCAGGAAAGACTATTGGTTCACTAAAGAAAAATGTTATTGAACCTATGAAACAGATACTAAATGCTTGGGGTTGGCGATTTGAGTACAATCGTTCAGAAAATTTTTTAGTAATTGGTAGTAATACATATTATATGTATGATGCTAACAATGAAGCTTCCCAAGATAAATTACAAGGTTTGACAGCAGCAGGGGCTTTAGCTGATGAAGTAGCTTTATTTCCTAAAAACTTTGTTGACCAAATGATTGGTCGTTGCTCTGTTGATGGCTCTAAAATATTTATGAACTGCAACCCTGCAGGTCCATATCATTTTATTAAAACTGAATTTATAGACAAAGTAAAAGAAAAATTAATCTGTTATTTACATTTCACAATGGATGATAATTTATCTTTATCTGAGAAAGTTAAAAATAAGTTTAAAAGAATGTTTACAGGTGTCTTTTATAAGAGATATATTTTAGGTCTTTGGTGTCAAGCCGAAGGTGTTATCTATGATATGTTTAATGAGAAGATACATAAGGTACTAACTAAACTTAGAGAATACACAGAGCATTATGTATCATGTGATTATGGTACTCAAAACGCTACAGTATTTATATTATGGGGCAAATGTAAAGATGTTTGGTATGCAGTCAAAGAATACTATTACGACGGAAGAAAAGAAGGAAAACAAAATTCAGATAATAAATATTATACTGAGCTAGTAAATTTTTTAGGGAATATACATCCTAAAGCTATAATAATAGACCCAAGTGCAGCTTCTTTTATAACTTTGATAAGAGATAAAGGAAAGTATAGAGTTAAAAAGGGTAATAATGATGTACTAAATGGAATAAGAAATGTCGGAACTGCTTTAAATAGAGAAATGATTAAATTTAATGATTGTTGCTCTAATATATTTAAGGAGTTCTTTTCTTATGTTTGGGATGAAAAAGCTTTAGAATATGGAGAAGATAAACCAGTTAAAGTAATGGACCATGCCATGGATGCAATTAGATATTTTGTTCATACAATATTATTTGGAGGAAAAGAACCTAATTATGATGATGAAATCTATAATAAAGGCTTAGGATTGAAGAAAAATAATATACAAAATCAATATAATAAGAAAGGAGGGACTGTATTTTAGTGAATATAAAAAATATCTTACTCAATTTAGATGAAAAAGAGTTAAGAGATAGAAAACATGCAGAAAGAGATTTTTTGTTTTATCTAGGTGAATGTAGAAATAAAACTATGGGACTGTTAGATGATGATTTTTTAGGTCAAAGTTGGATTACTTTTGATAACCTAGACTATACACCTTCTCAAATTGTGGATAATAAGGTAAAACCACTTATAAATAAACAAGCTCGTTTTATGTTTGGAAAAGAGCCAACTATAATACTTAAAGCATATGAAAAAGAACATAAAGAAGCATGTGAGGAATTAAGGCAGTATATTGATTCAATATTAAATGCCAGCAAGTTTTGGAGCAACACACTAAAAGCTTTTAAGATAGCAACTATAACGAAAAGAGTCTTATTAAGGTTAGAAGCTGAACCAAATCAACCTATAAGACTCTTTTATCATTCTATAAATGATTTCAAATATCAAGTTGATAGTAATGATATTACAAAATTAAAGTCAGTTGTATTTGTTAGATTTGATTCATCAACTATAAAAGAAGTAACAGCAAAACAAATATGGTATAGATATACTTACTATATGAAAAAAAGTGATGTCAGTAATCAAGAAAGTTGCTTTATAAAGATAGAAAAGTTCAAAGGTGATAACTTATCTAAACCTATTAAAATAACAGAAAATGATACCAAGCTTTCTAAAATACCATGTTGGGTGATTGTTAATGAACAAAGCATTACAAATATAAGAGGAATTAGCGATATTGAGGACTTAAAACCTTTACAGGACACTTATAATAAAAGGTTGTCAGATTTTAATGATTCTTTAAAATTTCTAATGTTTGGTCAAACAGTTGTAGTAGATGCGACAGAAGAAACAGTTAATGCTTGCAAGATTGCTCCTAATGCTTTAATGGCATTAAAAACACTTGAAGAAGGTTCAGAAAAAGCAAAACAAGCACAAGCGTATAGGGTTGAGAGTAGTTTTTCAAATGCAGACCCTGTAAACTCTTTTTTTAAAAGACTTGAAGATAGTATGTATGAAAAATTAGCAATACCTAGACCTGAACAATTACAGAATATACCTAGTGCCAAAGCTTTGAAATATTTATATACAGAGCTTATTGCAAGATGTTCAGAAAAGTGGAATGATTGGGAACCTGCAATAAGAAGCATGTTAAGATTAATAGTTGAAGCTTGTAGTAAATTTAATTGTTATGATGATTGGAATCATGACTGGGATGATTTAATGTTTTCTATTGTATTAAATAAAAATTATCCAATTCCAGAAGATGAAGAAGATTCAAAAAGGTTGGCGCTTGAAGAAGTTAATAATAATGTTAGAAGTCATAGAAATTATATAAAAGAATTTGGAGATGATGAAGATTATGAGGAAGCATTTAATGAAGTACTAGAAGATAATGAAAAGATACAATCAGTAGAGCAAGACCAGTTCAGAAAAGATGCAGAAATAGAAATTGATAATATTGATGAAGAATTAAATAGTAAATCTAATAATAGTGATGAGTAATGAGGTGTTGTTATGAAGGACAATACTTATACAAAGAAAGTTCTCGAAGCTAGAAAAAAACTTTTATTATTAGATAAAAAAGTACAATTAGAGATATTAAGTGTCTATAAAGATGCTAGTAAAACTATTTTAAGTGATATTGTTAAAAATAAAGAGTTGAATCTAAGTACTAAATACTTAAAAAAGCTAAATAAATCAATCGAGAAGTATATCAATGAGCTAAATCAAAGATTAGTACCTGTTACAGAAAAAAGCATAATAGAAGCTTCTAATATAGCTAAAGAATTACAAATGTATTACTATCAATCAATAGTTCCAAACGAATCTATAAAGTTTGCATGTGATGCTATGTGTATAAAGACAACTACTAGTGTGGTGGAAAAACTAGTTGCAAGTAACTTTTATAAAGATAAAAGGTCATTAGATAGTAGGATTTGGGGCTATAGTAATAAAAATAGAAAAGATATTGATAGATTAATAAAAGCTAATGTTGCAAGAGGTGCTAATGCAAAGACTTTAGCAAAGAGTTTAGATAATTATGTTAATCCAGTTAAAAAGACAGAAGCTAAAACGTTAGAAGTTGGAATGAATAAAAGTATATCTTATCAAGCTCAAAGACTTGCTAGAACTTCTATAACACATGCTTTTGTAGAAACAAGTGTCCAAAATGCAATAAATAACCCCATGTGTATTGGTCTACAATGGAACCTAAGTTCTCAACATTATATTAGACAAGTAAAATGGAGGGGCGAGGATGAATGCGATGAATATGCAGAACAAAATAGATATGGATTAGGTGAAGGAGTTTTCCCACCAGAAAAGTATCCTATTCCACACCCTAATTGTCTTTGTTATCCCACTCAAGTTATAGTGCCAATCAATGAAGCTTCTAAAATGATGAACGATTGGGTAACTGGTGGAGATAATGATATTCTTGATAGTTGGTTTGATGGAATAATACATCAAAATAATAGTATTCCAGTCATTAAGAAACAAATAAATAAAAAGAATAAAATAACTACAAATAGTAAAGATGATAGAATTAAAAAGAACCTTACTAATTCAATTAAGAATAAGTCAAAGAAAGCACCTAAACAGATTCAAAAATATATAAATAAGTATGTAAATACAAATAAAATAATAATTGATAATGGTCAAAAGATGCCTTTTATATATTATACTAAGGTTGATTTAATTGGTATTAATCCAAACATCAGAGAATTTAAATCTTATAATAAAGAAGCTGCTTTACTTCATGAGTTTGCACATAGAATTGATATAAAAGAAATTAAGAGCTATAATAATATTAAGTTCCAACAAGCTATTGAAAGTAGTTCTATGTATGTTTTAAAAAATATTGAAAAACTACAGAGTATATATGGTAACTCTAATGATTTGTATAACAATGAATTTATTAGTGATATATTGGGAGCATTATCCAATAATGAATTTGATGATTTATTAGCAACTCATAGCGAAAATTACTGGAGTAAAAACAGAAATAAAGAGAAAGAAATATTTGCTAATTTATTTACACTAAAGTATCAAAATAATAAAGAAATAAATAGTTTTATTAAAGAACATTTAAATAGTTTAGATAAAATATTTAATGAATTGCTAGGAGGGATTTAGATTGCTTGAAGAAATGAGAAAAGATAAAAAGCTGTTAGAGTTGAGACGATTATATAAAGAGAAGTATGGTAAGAACGCACCTGGGTTCAACTATGATGAATACAACAGTTATGCTGAGTACAAAGAAAAGTTAAAAGAATTGATACAAAAATAAAGTGAGCACTTATTAATTAAATATTAATGAGTGCTTTTGTTATGCTTAATTTTAGGAGGAAATTAAATGTTAGAGTATTTTAAAAAGTTACTTGGAGATGAAGAAGGACAAAAAGTTTATGAAAAATTATCTAAAGATAAAGAAAATAAGCTTCTTTTAGATAATATTAAAAGTCCTAGATTCGTTGAAAAGACAGAGCTAGAAAATGCAAATAAAGAGATTAAAGAGTATAAAAAGCAAATAGGAGATAGAGACAAGCAATTAAATGATTTACAAGGCAAAGTTAAAGATAATAAAGAGTTATCAGATGAAATTGAAAGTCTTAAAAATGCAAATAAAGAAATTAGAGAAAATGCAGAAAAAGAAATTGAGGTTTTAAAGTTTAATACAGCTTTTGAAAGAGTTATTGAAAGTTATAATCCTAGAAACTCAAAAGCTTTGGCTGCTTTAATAAATAAGGATAATATTAGTTTTGTAGATGGTAAATTTATTGGATTAGATGAACAAATAAAAGCTTATCAACAAAGCGATTCTTATTTATTCAATAATGAAAAAAACAAAGGAGATGATGAAATTGGAGGAACTGGAGGATTAGAAGGCGGAACAACGTCATTACTTGATAATGATAGCGAAATAAGTAGTATAGGTGAGTTGTTAGCTAACTCTAAAGTAAAAAGTGAAAATATAGAAGCTCAAAAGAAATTCTTTGGAGAAGAATAGGAGGAAAATATATGAGTATAGAAAAATCTGAGATTTACATGGGGGAAAATAAAACCATATTAAAATTTGCAGGAAATTTATTTCAAAATGTAAATATTAAAGTGAAAAAAACCGATGTAGCTATAGTAGATGAAAAGAGAATTTTAAAAGCAGGTACATTAATATCAAAAGATGGAAAATTGGTAGATGGTACAACTGTTACAAATGATAAGGCTTTTGGTTTAGTATATAGAGATATAGATTTTACTTATTCAAATGGGAATGAAAGTATTCCAGTATTTATATTTGGATTTATAGATGAAAAGACCTTGCCAACAGCTATACCAGAAGAAGCAAAACAAGCAATGAAAATGATTATGTTTTTATAAAATAAATATTAGGAGGAATTAAAATGGATTGGAAAGACTTTATAGACTCTAAGGAGATAGCTAAATATATAAAAAAATTACCGCTAGAAATGTTAATAGGCGAATCTTTGTTTCCAAGAAAAAAGCAAATAGGTATGGACCTAAAATATATTAAGGGAGCGAAGAAAAAACCAGTAGTGTTAAAACAAAGTACTTTTGATGTTGCTGTAAAAATAAGAGCATTAAAAGCTCAAATAGAAGTTAAATCAAAGAGAATGCCATTTTTTAAAGAGAGTGTTCTTGTAAATGAGGAAGATAGACAACAGTTACTTTTAGCTTCTAAAGCTCAAAATAAAGAACTGTTACTAATGATAATTTCACAAATATATGATAATTATTTAGCTCTTGTAGATGGTGGCGATATGCAAATGGAAAGAATGAGAATGCAGGCGCTAGCTGATGGAGTAATAAATATCGTATCAGAAGATGGAGATTTAGTATTTGACTTTGAAGTTCCAAGCAATCATAAAGAAGTGTTAACTGGAAGTGCAACATGGGATAATCCAGATGCAGATATTATAGGAGATATTCAAAGATGGATGAGAATAATGAGAGATGAAGGGAATCCGTTACCTAAGAGAATGGTAATGACAAGTAAAACCTTTGGGTATTTTGCTAAAAATAAAGCTATTAAATTAGATATAGATAAAGATGGTAGAGTTATTTTAACTGATGAAATGATTAAAAATTATCTTAAAAATAAAGTTGGTTTATCTGTTGCCATAGTAAGTGGAACATATAAATTAGAAGATGAAAGTGAAGAATCTTATTTCCCTGATAACAAAATAACTTTTATTCCAGATGGAGATTTAGGAAAAACTTATTATGGTACAACACCAGAAGAAGCTGACAAAGTATATGGTTCTAAATTAGATTGTTCTGTTGTTAGAACTGGTATTGCTATAACAACAATGAGATTAATTGACCCAGTAACAGTTCAAACTAAGGTATCACAACTAGGTATGCCAAGCTTTGAACGTGCTGATGAATGTTTCTTCGCTACAGTAGCATAATTAAGGGGGTGATAATTATGGCTAAAAAGAAAGATAATTTAATGCAAGTAAAAGCTTTGGTATATCTAAAGTATGATAATGGATGCTATAAAATAGGTGATGTATTTGAGATTAGAAAAGCAGACCAAGAATCTATGGAAGAAAAAGGATATATAGAAGTCATAGGAGAAATTGAAGAAAAGAATAATAGTGATAATGAGCTTCTTGAAAAAGATGGTGAGTAGATATGTCTATTACCAATTTAGATAAATTAAAACTTAATTTGCAAGAAGAAGAGTATCCTTATTTTACAGATGAACAACTTGTGATGTTATTAGAATCTAATGAGAATAATGTTTTAAAAGCTTCATGGAGAGGTTGTTTACTCAAAGGTGCTACAGATGATTGTATTAAAATAGGCCCTATAGAAACTAAGAGTAGTAATAGTTCATACTGGTTATCATTAGCAGATATATATAAAACTGACTATTTAGAAGAAAAATCAAAGAATGAAACAACTAACACAGGATATAAAACATCTATGATAAGAGTTGATGGGCAATGAGAAAATTAAGAGCTGATAAGATAATAAAGACTATCAATAGAGGAATAACTTTAAATCCTCAAACAATAACTATAGAGCAAGAAGTGAAAAATATAGTAGATGGGGCTATTGAGGTTACAAATGAAGTAAAAGAACTAACAGTAGTTATATATCCCGAAAAAACTAATGATACAGTAATAAATAGTGAAACTATTGGCACAGCTTATAAAAATAAAAACTTTGGTATGGTTACAGATAAAGAAGCTGATTTAAGATTGAATACTGAAAGTAATATAACATTTAAATGTATTGAAGGTACTATGAAATTAAACTATGTAAATCCTGTTGTAGTTGAAGGCAAAATCTGTGGTTATATATGTGGTCTTGAAAAGCTAGATTAGAGGTGATTTAATGAGTGTGTTTACTAAGGCTATAAATGAAATTGATAGGAAAAAGTCTACAATGCCACTTCTGTGTATGAATATAGCTTTTATGTTAGAAGGAGAAGCTAAAAATAGTGCAAAATGGACTGATAGGACAGGAAATGCAAGACAAGGTATAACAGGAACTAGCTTAGGTGGAGGAAATCAATACATTGTTAGGTTAGGACATGGAGTTGACTATGGAACTGTTTTAGAGGAAGGTTCAGCACCTCATATTATAAAACCAAGAAATGCAAAAGCTTTGTTTTGGAATGGAGCTTCACATCCTGTTATGAAGGTTCAACATCCGGGTACTAAAGGTACACATTCTTTAGAGTCCACAATTAGTAGGAATATGCCTAAGATAGGGAAATTAATAGAAGGACATTGGAGTAAATAATATGAGAGCAGGAATAAGAAAAGCCTTAATTGAGAACATACCAAAGCTTAAAGATTGTTATGAACCAACTGTACCTAATAAAAAGACTATAAAACCATATGCTGTAATTGTTCAAGGTGAAGATGCTGACAACGAGGGTGATGTTATAGGTTTTAGAAGGATCATAAATATTTGGTTATATGAGAAAAGGACTACATTTAATAAACTAGATGAACTTACGAAAGAAGTCATAGAAACTTTAGATTTTAAAACTATAACAGATAATACATCTAACGAGGTATTTACTTGTATTTATGAAGGTGCAGTTGGTCAAGATGTTATAGATGAAGAATGGGAAGCTATAATAAGGTGTTTAAGGTTTAGTGTAATAGCTTTAGATGACAAAGATGATATAACTAGTGATAGATGGGTAGAAGCTTTATCTAAGTACACAAAAGATTTATTAGAAATCGAGAGTTACAAAGATAATTGGAAGAAAAACTTTATAGCACCTTGTTGTTTATGGAGAACTACAAATATTGAAAATAAAAGAATTAACTATCATTTAATCGAGATTACTAAAACTATGAAATGTCATGTTGTTAGCAAAAATAAGGATGAAATTATTAAGCTTCTTGAAGCATTGGAAACAAAGTTAATAATAGATAAAAGAGTAAGACTTAGAGAAGATAAGAACATGTATTTAACTCTTGTTAGCGTGGTTGAGGATAGGGAATCAGATATGTTTACAACTGGACAATTAACAGTCATATTTAAAATGATAGGAAAAATAAAAAGAGAAGGACCTATTATGAATGCGATTTATAATAGTGGAAATTTGAGATAGGAGGTGCAAAGATTGGCTGAAACAAATAATAAAAAGACTAATGTGAGTAAGCAGGAAGAAAAATATTTGAAAGAAGATTTCTTAAAAAATAGTGAAGCACTTGGCTACGAAAAGATGGTAGTTGCAGGTGCTTTATTTAATTGTAAGAAAGAAGAACTTACAAAATCAGAGTTTGAGAAAGCAATAAAAGAGTTTTTAGAAAGAGAGGTGAAGTAAAATGGCAACTGGTACATGGAATGAAAAAGAGAGAAAAGAAATACCTGGATTTTATAATCGCTTTAAAACACAAGCAGAAAAGTCTACAAATACAGGCTTAAAAGGTAGATTAGCAATGCCAATAAAATCAAATTGGGGAGAAGTTGGCAAGGTTGTAACAATAAAAAATGATTTGAGACAGCTTAAAACTCTATTTGGTGATGATATGAGTTATTCAGCCTACAAATTAGGTAAATTAGCTTTGTTAGGGAATGTAAAGGAGTTGCTATTATATAGACTTGTAGATGGAAATCAGAAGAAGGGTACATTAACACTAAAAGATACTACAGAGAATACCGCAAAAGATATAATTAAGCTAGAAACTAAGTATCCAACATCTAGAAACTTTAACATAACAATAAAATCTAATTTAGTTGATGCAGATAAAAAAGACTTTATATTCTTTGAAGGGACTAAACAACTATTTTCTAGTTCAGTTAAAGGTACTATAGATGAAATAGTGCTAGAAATAAACTCTAATTTAGATAATGAATATGTGGTTGCAACTAAAGTAGCTGATAGCGATACAACTCTAGCAAATGTAGTAAATCAAGCTTTAGAGGGTGGAAATGATGGTTGTACGTCGATTACTAATGAATCTTATTTAAAAGCATTGGAAGAATTTGAAAGATATAGCTTTGATGGCTTTACACTTGATGGTGTGGCTGAGGAAGCTTTGCAGGAAACTACAAAGGCTTGGGTAGCTAAAAATAAAGAATTAGGAAAAGATATATTATTATTTCTTGGTGGAAAAACAGAGGATAATATAAAACAAATTAATGATAAATCAAAAGGTTTCAATGATGAAAATATAGTTAATGTTGGAAGCTCAGCCTACTATGAAAATGTAAAATATACGCCTAGTGAAGTAGCTGTTTATATAGGAGCATTAGCAGTAAGTAAAGGTATAACAGGAAGTATATGTAATGCTAAGACTATATTTGAAGAAGTAGAACCACGATTAAGTCAATCAGAGGTTAAAGAGTGTTTAAAGAGTGGTACTTTAATCTTAGACTTTGATGATGGAGACGTGATTATAGTAGATGATGTAAACACATTTAAAAAGTATGTAGATGATAAAAACGAAGCAATGGGATATATCTCTAATATCATGTTTATTAATACTATAAATAAAGATACTTCATTAAAAAGAAAAGAGTTTGTAGGTAAGATATTCAACGATTCGACAGGTCAAACAACTGTTATATGTGCATTAAAGAAATATTTTGAAGAATTAATGTCACAAGGTATTATATCTGAATTTAATGTTGATATAGATACAGAGCTTCAAGCAACTGCCAAAGCAGATGAATTTTATTGGAAATGGGATGCTGTTAAGGTAGATGTAATGAAAAAAATATATGGTACAGGATACCTAGGATAAGGAGGTTGTAAAATATGGGAAAATATGATGAAAATATTATAGATGCTGCAAATGTTGTTGATGGTTCAAATGCTAGAATAATAATTGATGGAGAAGAAGAAGGATATGGGACAGAATTTACAGCTGAGGTAGAAAATGATAAAAAGACTTTTAGAGTAATTGGTTGCAAATGGGAACTTAATAAAGCATCTACTCAAAAAGGTACTTTCTCTTTTACTGTACTTAAAACTACATCTAAGTGGATTAAAAAAGGATTTAATAAATTTGAAATAATTACAGAAATAGAAAATCCTGGATTAGTTGGATATGAAAGAATTAGATATAAAAATTGTATGGTAGATAAAATACAACTAGCAAGCATAAAATCTGATGAAAATGTAGAGATGCAAATAGATGGAACTTTCGAAGGATATGAGTTGTTAGATGAAATAGCATAATAAATAAATTTAAGCTACATGTAATTAATTTTACGTGTAACTTTTTATAAAACTATAAAATTGGAGGAAGTTAAAAATGGCAAACTTAGATAAAGAATTTTTAAATGAAGGAATAGAAGAAGAAAGAGAGCTTACTAAAGAGGAAATAGCAAAGCAACAAGAAGATAATATAATTATGAAATTGACAGAGGATGCTATATTACCTGAAAAAACTATTTTTGTAAAAAGATTAGATATACCACTTACGCTTAAGGCTTTAACAGAAAAAGAGATAAGTGCATTGCAAAAAAAATATACAAAAGTTACTAAGGTAAGAGGTAGAAGGGAAAGCAAACTAATGGAAGATGAATTTAATATAGCTCTAATAGAAAAAGCTACAATAGTTCCTAACTTTAGTGATATAAGACTTCTTAATGCTATGAATGTTTCAAGTGGAGTGGAATTTATAAGAAGAAAGTTTTTAGCAGGTGAAATCGCATTAATTAGTGATGAAGTGCTGGAATTGTCTGGATTCTATGAAGAATTAAGTGATGATGATATAAAAAACTAATAAAAAGAGGTGGGAAGATTACTATTTTATACAACGCATATGTTAAACATAGTATTCTTCCAGAAGATTTTCTAAAAAGAGAGAAAACACCTCAACAGCTTCTTAGAGTTTTTACACAACATGAAATAGAGCAAGAAAATAAAGCTATGAAAAACAAATAAAATTTAAACTGAAAGTGAGGTGAGAGAAATAGCTAAAAAAGAAATGTATCATATTGATGTCGTTATTGATGTTACAGGAGATGAACAAACTAAGAGTAAATTAAGTGCTATGGAAAGATACATGAAACAGACAGAAAAGAGAATGAAAGCACTAAATAGGATAAAAGCTAATCCAGTTATACAAGCTCAAGATAAAACATCTAGTGTTGTAAATAGAATTAGCAACAACTTAAAAAGAGTGGGTAGAACTATATCTACCACTATAAATGCAAAAGATAAAGCATCTAGTGTTGTAAATAGAGTTAAAAACAAAGTAAATAGTTTGCTTACAAGTAGACAAAGAGAGGTTTTATTAAGGGCTAGAGACAAAGCTAGTCAAGTTGTAGATAAAGTAAAAGCTAAGGTACAAAATTTGACTGCGGCTACAATAATTAGTTTGAATATGAAAGCTGACCCAGCATTAAGAGTTATTTCTCAAACTAGAAGTAAATTAGGAGAGCTCAAGAATAATACAATAATAAATATTAAAGCAAAAGGTGAAGAAGCATTAAATACTATTTCTCGTACTAAAAATAAATTACAAGAATTTGTGAGTAAGAGATATGAAGCAGCAGTTAAGATTAGAGATGAAGCTAGTCCAACATTGAGTGGCTTAGATGGTAAGATAAGTTCTTTTATAAGTAGTACTATTAGTAAGTTTACACAATTAGCAGTAACAGCAACAGCGTTAATTGGTGGCGTTGGAGTAGGAAGTGCTATAAAAGGATTTGCAGACTTTGAACAAGCAATGAAAAACGCACAAGCTGTATCAAGTGCAAATTCAAAAGAAATGGCAGAAATGACTGCAATGGCAAGGGAAATGGGTCGTACAACTAGCTTTACAGCTAAAGATGCAGGGAATGCTATGTATTTTATGGGGATGGCTGGATGGAAAAGCAAAGAAATGATTGCTGGTCTACCTGGTATATTAAATTTGGCGGCAACAGGTCAGACAGATTTAGCACTAACAGCAGATATTGTGACTAAACTATTGGTCGGTTATAAGGAAACTTATTTCAAAAAAATTCGGCAAAATCGGTTCCAACAACTTAAAAAATTTAAGTATTGTGGTATATAAAAGAGAAGCTAAGTTTAATTAAATTAAATATGCTAATACCGAGTTAACTAATAAATTAAAGGTTTATTAGTAATGTAGAGCGTAGAGATTGAAACTAGAAACAGAATATAATATCTCCAAGAGTGTCGATACCCTAACAAGTTAGATGAGGGTGAAAATGTACGCCAATCTAGGTTTGAAGTGACAAACCGATGAAAATGAGGGAAACTTCTAGAGTCTAAGATAAAAAACTTAGAGATAATAACAAAGGGATGGTTTAACTGCTTTAGGGCTAACTGCAAAGGATACAGGAATGTTTGTTGATGTTATGGCAGCAACAGTTACAAACTCTAACACAGACATAGAAAGAATGGGTGAAACTTTTAAGTATATGGGAAGTGTTGGAGGAGCATTAGGTGTTTCCATGAAAGATTTGAGTTTAGCAACTGGCTTAATGGCTAGTGCAAGCGTTAAAGGGAGCATGGCAGGTACTGCACTTAGAGGTGGTTTAGTTAGATTAATAAAACCCCCAGCTGAGGCACAGAAAGCTATGAATAAATATGGAATAGAAATAAAGAAAACAAAAGATGGAAATTTAGATTTAGCTAGTACAATCGTTGGCCTTAGAGAAAAATTAGGCGGACTTGAAGGAGTACAAAAAAGTGCTGCAATAAGTAGTATATTTGGGCGTACAGCCATGGCAGGTTGGGCGGCTGTAGTAAATGCAAGCGAAAAAGATTTTAATAAATTAACAACAGCGATTGCAGAGAGCGAAGGAGAAGCTAAGAGAATTGCTGACATGAAATTAGATACTCTATCGGGACAATTTACTATTTTAAAAAGTGCTATTGATGATGTTAGAATATCAGTAGGACAGAAGCTTGGGAAAGTTACAAGAGGTTTTGTTGAGCAACTAACAAAAGATATGCCTAAAATAGGGGATGCCATCGTTAGTTTTGTGAGTAATTTTATAAATAACTTTGATAAAATAAAAAATGTTTTACAAAGTGTGATTTCTGTTATTGGTGGTGTTGTTGCCGGATTTATGGCTTTTAAAGCTTTAAAGTTTATCTCTTTTCTAATTCCTATATTAAGTGATATAGTATTTGCAATAGCTGCTTTTGCAGGTGGTGCAGCAACACTAGGAGAAGCTTTATTGTTTGCACTAGGTGGACCTGTTAGCGCTGTTATAGCAGGAGTAGCATTACTAGCAACAGCATTTACATTAGCGTATCAAAAATCGGATGCTTTTAGAAAAATTGTCAAAAATGTAGGAAAATCAATTAAAAATTTTTTACAAGAAGCAATAATAGCAATTTCACCTTTTATAAATACACTTGGTAACAAATTAAAAGAATTAGGGAGAGCTGTAATTCCATTATTAAAAGCATTCGGAGATTTTGCATCAACGCTAATGAGTAAAATTGGACCTGCAATTTCGCTTTTATCAAGTAATGTTTTAGCTGGTTTTATATTAACTTTTACAGCTATTGTAGAAGCTGTTAAATCTGCTGTAGTCGCGATAACAGGTGTATTGCAAGGTTTAACATCAATTATAAAAGGAGTTTTTGATATTGTTGGAGGAATAATAAGTGGTGATGGGAAACAAATAATAAATGGCTTAAAATCTGTATTTGAAGGAGGAATAAAAATTGTTTCTTCTGTTTGGAAAGGATTAGTAGATATTGTAACTTCTCCAATTAAAGCCGTTGTAGATATTCTAGACGAAAAATTCGGGAAAAAAGTAGAAGGAATAAAGAAAAAATGGAATGAATTAAAAGACTTTTTAAAAAATCCTACTAAAGCAGTTCCAAAAGTTCAGCCTGTTAATTTATCTAGCGAGAAATCATCGAGCGAACTGCAAACTTCATCAAATGGAGCAAAAGCATATATAAGCTCATTAGGTCAAAAAATAGGAGAAGGTATTGGAAAAATTAAAGATAAATTTGGAGAACTCAAAATATCTGCGACAGAAGTATTTAATAATATAGTATCTTTCGTAGGAGGCAAAGCAACTGAATTAAAAGATAAACTTTTAGAAGGCATAAAACCTGCTATAGATACATTTAAAGGGTCATTAAGTAATTTAAAAGAAGTTTTTGGAGATTCTTTAGATAGCATAAAAGAAGCTTTTGGAGGTTTAAAAACTGTATTTAATGAAAATATTAAAACACCTTTTGAAAATTTAAAACAAAAAGTTTTAGAAACAAAAGAAAGTTTAAAAACAGTTTTTGATAACTTAAAATCTAGCTTTGCAGAGTTAATAAAAGCTCTTGAACCAATAAAAGATTTCTTTTCAAATTTGTTTAAGCCAATCAAAGATGATGGAACAACTAAAGCAACTAAAACTAATATGGATGAGTTAAAACAATCAACCCAAAGTGTTGGAACGTCTTTCAAAGAGCTAGGGAATGCTTTTAATCAATTAAAAGAAGCTGCTAAACCTTTTATAGACTATTTAAAGCAGATAAAAGATTCTTTAACATCTACTTTGGGAGATATAGGGGGAGGATTACTTAAAGGCGTAGCAACTTCTATAGTTTTAGTTATAACTTCTGTTATTAATGCAATTGCATCTATTATAAACGCTGTAGCAGGTGCTATAAAAGGTGTAATTGACATAATAAAAGGAATATTTGAAGTTATAGGAGGGATAGTTAGTGGTGATGGTGAAAAAATAAAACAAGGTTTCTCTGATATTTTCAAAGGAATTGGGGAAGTAGTTAAATCATTGTGGGAAGGTATAAAAGGTATTTTAGGAGCACCAATTAAAGCTGTTGTAGATTTTGTAAGTAATGGTTTTTCAGAAAAAGTGGGTCAGGTAAAACAATGGTGGACTGATTTAAAAACTAATGTAGGTCAAAAAATAAGTGGATTTGTTAGTTTTGTAAGCAATGGTTTTCAGCAAAAAGTTCAGCAAGTTGGTTTATGGTGGCAAGGATTAAAGATTAAATTATCTGGCAAAATAAGTGGATTTGTAAGTCTTGTAGAAAATGGATTTAAAAGTAAAGTGGATTCAATTAAATCAGCATGGGATAGTTTAAGAAAAAAATTATCACAAAAAATAACTGGTTTTGTAAGTATAGTAAAAACTGGAATAAGTAATGTATTAGACCGTTTTGCTGAGGGTGGAGTTGCAAGTAAACCAAGTATTTGTGGAGAAGCAGGTCCCGAAATGGTTATTCCTCTTTCTAATAGTAAAAGAAGTAGAGCATTAAGTTTATATGAACAAGCAGGACAGATACTTGGAACTAAAGCAAGTAATAATGTTATTCCAATATCTCAAAAATTAGGAACTAGTTTTAATTCTACAAATAGTATTCAAAATAGTACTTCTAATATTATTAATAATGTTAGGCAATTTCCTACCAAACAAGAAGAATTTAATAATACAGAAAATAGAATTTATCAAGAAGCTCAACCACAAAACATAATTTCTAGTGGAAGTAATGCGATTAATGTTGGTGGAATATCTATAAATATTCAAGGTAGCAATAACAAAGAAGAAATGATACAAGAAATATTGTCTCAAGTAGAAAGAGAAATAAGAGAAGCATTACAAGACATTGGATAATGTCGAATTGTTGTTAAAAAAATCCTCCTTATAGATGTTATAATTTAATTATAAATTACATGAGGGGGATTTGCATATTATGTGGGGAAGATTTAAAAATATGAGTATAATCTTAAAGGTTTTAGTTTTAGTTTGTGCTATAGCAATTTTTCCAATAACTTTATTAGCATTTTCTATAGAATTTGTAGTTAAATCTTTTAAAAGAAACGAAAGGTTTAAAGTTGTTTTTGGCGTATTTTTAGTTTTTATTACATTTTCATTTGTATGTATTTGGTATTTGTTAGAAGATAATATAACAACTAGCAATAGTAGTAATAAAAAACAAGAAGAACATCTAAAAGAAGAACCAGATAAAAATCTAGCAACAAGAGAAGCAGAAGAAGAAACAAATAAGAAGAAAGAACAAGAGAAACAGAAAAATGAAGGTACAGAAGCTGAAAAAAAAGAGCGAGATAAAACTGAGAAAAAAGAAAAAGTAGATAAAAAATATCAAGAGAAGAATAAAGAGAAAGCAGAAACGAAAAAGCAAACATTAACTAGTGAAGAATTAAAGAAAAAAGTTGAGTCAATAATTTCATCACAGTATAAAGGAAACTATTATACAAATGATATACTGGATGCAGATGGTAGTTGTGTACTTAGTTTACAGGTTCAAAATGCAAGTTTTGACAACGAAAGCAGTTGTAAGGTATTTACTAAAGACTTAATTAACAAGTTGAAAGAATTTAGAATAGACTCAGCAGAGATATATTTTGTAGGTTCAAGCGGTCAAACAACATATCAAATTAACATAGATGATTTCTTGAAAGTTCAAGATAATATTGATAGCATAGACAATATGGAGTTTTTTTCTTTTAAAGATTTTAAAAATTAGAAACAAAATAGAGACATTTGCTTAAACAACATGTGTCTCTATTCTACCAAATTATGTTATAATAGTACTTAAGAAATATAATTTTATAGCATGGCTTTATATTAACTAAGTGGTATGTAAAAATGAAAGATGTAGCTCTGGCAACGGGACTAATGGTAAATTTTATATTAACTAAGTGGTATTTAAAAGCCATACCTGCGTAATATATCGCATCAGCCACTTCTGTTTTATATTAACTATGTGGTATGTAAAGGCCTTAAAGGCGTCATCTAAGTTTTTAGTAGTCTTTATTTTATATTAACTAAGTGGAGTAAAACTAAATAGAAAAAAGGAAGCACTTGCTTTTTGGTAGGTGCTTTTGTTTTGCTCAAATTGGTCGGTTGAGTGAAATAATTAGAAAAAATTAGTAAAAACTCTTGAAAAGTGTCGCGATACAATGTATAATTATATTATCGCGATACAGAAAAGAGGTGAAAATTATTACTGATAGCAGTAGAGCAGATTACTTCAAGCAGAGACGACAGAATAAGAAAACTTTTAGTGTTCTACTAGATAGAGAGAAAGTAGAAAAAATTGAAGAACATTTAAAAAAGCAGAACAAGACTAAAACTATTTGGCTTGAAGAAAAGATTAATGAAGAGTTAGAAAAAGAGGAATAAAAAATAAGAGACGTTCTCCCCGACCAAAGATTGAACATCCCTTATTGACGTATATTATATACACTAACTATAGTATACGTCATTCCTTAAAAAAATTCAATTAAGGAGTGTAATATTATGAAAAATTTAATAGTAAAAGAGTTCAATGGAAGTCAAATTTATACTTTTATGTGGAAAGAAAAATCTTGTTGGATAGCTAATCAAATAGTTGGATTATTCGATTATGCTGATGTATCTAAAACAATACAGGATTGCATAAAAGCAGAAGACTTTGAGATTGAACAAGAGTATGATGTATTGAAAGGAAATGAATTTAATGATTTTGTAACTACTTTAAATGTAGTCGCAAATAATATAATTAGTAATAAAGCTAGAAGTATAACTATTTTTTATGAAGATGGTTTGTATGGATTTTTACAATACACAGATAAACCAATTGGTGTACAGTTTAGAAAATGGCTTAGACGAGAAGTTTTACCAAGCATAAGACAAACTGGTGCATACATAACTAACAATGCTGACCCTCAAGCATTAAGAGACAAGGCAAATGAAATAGAAAGTCTAGATACAGTTAACAAGACTATAGAAATACTAACTCCATTCTTAGATAATGCTGGAATAGATGAAAAAGCAAAGTTACTTACAGCAAAGACTATCTATAAAAAAGCAGGAATAGAGTTACCTCTTGAAATAGAAGAGAAGGAACATTTCTTTGATACAAAACAAATTGCAACTAAATTAAATATGTATTCTAAAACAAATAATCCTGCTTTTGTGGCAGTTTGTGAGATTATTAAGAAATTAGATATTAAAGAAGAAGAAAAACTTATAGTTTTAGCAAATAAGGATAATTGGAATGGTACTACAACAAAGTATTCACAAAGTGTAATAGATAAAATAAGAAATTGGATAGAGGAAAATAATAGACCTACAAAGATACAAGGAGAAAAGAAGAATTTCCATGTTGTATATAAGATTGAGTAAATTCTATTGTATTAAATAATTTATTTTAGTTTATTTTAGTTTTGAGGGGGATTAATACAATGAGTGAAAATTTACTTAATGAATATAATTTAAAAACTGATGAAGATGTAGAATACTTTGTGAAGTTTGCTAATGCGTTATATGAACTAAAACAGAATAGCGAAGAAAAGTTTCAAGAATATGCAGAGATATTAAGAAGTATTCTTAGGGAACAACAGGAGAGAGAAAATAAGTAAAATAAATAGATAAAGTACTTGGATATTATGTTGTTTCAAGTGTTTTATATGGTGAAAAGTGGTATAATAGAGATAGAAGTTTTGCAGTGAGCGATATTTGTGATAAAATATGGCTTAATACTTGAAATATAAGGCATTGAGAACGTATGATAAGTGTTATCAATTGCACTATTGGTAGCTCACTGCAAATTTAAGAGAGTTGTATATGTGTAGGTATTGGAAATACTAAGTTTATTTTGGGGTTTTAGATTAACTATATGGAATGTAAATGTTTTTGTATTTATCTCCCCTTTTTTCTTATCCTCTTGTTTTAGATTAACTATATGGAATGTAAATGGGACGTAAGGAAGATCATAAGCAACTCCAAAAAGAGGGTTTTAGATTAACTATATGGAATGTAAATTTAGAAAGTAGCCTCATTGTTTTTTCCAACTTTTTAGTTTTAGATTAACTATATGGAATGTAAATATGCAAAATCCCCAAATACTTTTAATAATGGAATTACAGTTTTAGATTAACTATATGGAATGTAAATGGAGACAACTAATCTAGGTGGAAATAAAAAGAAAAAGTTTTAGATTAACTATATGGAATGTAAATTAACATATTTTTCCAATAGATTTAGTTTTTTATTTAAGTTTTATATTAACTATGTGGTATGTAAATATGTATATCCCAGCAATACTTTTTAGTTTAGACACTAGTTTTATATTAACTATGTGGACTTAAAATTAAAAATAATTAAAAAACACTTACTTAGGTAGGTGTTTTTTTAGTTGAAAGTAGGTGATTATAACGTAAAAAGTAATAAACAGGTAAAATATGTAAGTAATATATGATATAATATTTTTAGCAAGAAGATGTAATCTACAATTTATAGAGTGGAGTTCATACAAAAGATTATCCTCCCAACGTATAGAAGGGAGGTGTATATGTATGGATAATTTTTTGATTAGCGTATTAGCTAGTTTAACAGCTAGTCTAATCGGTTACATAGTTTGTATATGTATCAAAAAAGTAAAAAGCCACTCCGGCCAGAGTGACTTTAGTTTTGAACTAAAGATTAAGTTCAAAAAGAAACACTAATTTACGAACTCCACTCTAGTCTTAAATAGATTGTAGTTCTTCTTGCTTTTATTATACCACAAATTAGAAAAAATATTGCCTATAATATTTTTATAGTCAATAAAAAGATGAAATTTTTTATACACAATGGTGATAAATCTAGCTGGATGAATAAATTTAATTATAAAATGGTGAATATAGTAAGCACTTACTCAAAAGGTAGGTGTTTTTTTATACAAAAAATCAAAGGAAGTGAATACATGGTAAGAAAACTGCGGTGTAATATTCAAAAATATTTTAGAAAGGAAGTGATAACTTGGTAATAGACATTTATCTAAAAAATGAAAAAGAAAAAATAGATTTTCATTTTCCAGTAAATCCGCAAGATTCTCTATCTATTAAAAAAGAAAAAAGGTTTGAAACTGTAGATATAGTAAACTTAGGCGAATTTGACATTAAAAAAGAAGGGGAGAAGATAAGAGAAATATCATTTAAAACATTTTTACCTAACTTATATGACGCTTCTTATTGTAGATACAGTGAGTTAAAAAATCCAATTGAAGTAGTGGCAATGATTGAAAAATGGGTAGACCAAGCCGAACCTTTAAGACTTATTATAACTGGTTTTGGCTACAATGGATTAGTTACAATATCTAGTTTTAGCAATACTCAAACAGCAGGAAGAGAAGAAGACAGAGACATTGAGATAACATTTAGAACTTATAGAGAACTGAAGATAGAGACATTGAAAAAAGAAACTAAAAGTAATGCTAAAACAGATTTAAAAGACAATAGACCAAGTACCCAAACTACACAAAAGATATATACAGTTACATCTACAGATACATTGTGGAGTATCGCTAAAAAGTTTCTAGGCAAAGGTTCGAGATGGACAGAGATTTATAATATACCCGAAAACAAAAAAGTTATTGGTAAAAATCCGAATATAATTAAAAAAGGTCAAAAGTTGGTGATACCTTCTAAATGAAAATAATATTAAATGGAAAATATGATATTGCAAATTTTAACGAGGGAATAACATTAAGTGAAGCTATAGACGGAGTTGCATACAAGATGGATGTATCTTTAATAGAACCTAAACAACTTCAAGATATATGGATTAAAAAAGGTGATAAAATAGTTCTAATTGACATTGCATATGAGAGTAAAAAAGAAGAAATCATATTTGATGGGGTCATATGGGAAACTAGGAGAAGTGAAAAGAGTAAAAAACTAACATTGTCTTGCAGAGAAAGAACAGTTTACATGGAAGAATCAGAGGAACAATATTCGTTTAAAGAAAATACAGCAACACAGAGAATTGAATACTACTGCAAACAATGGAATATACCTTACTACAATTTAGCTAACACAGGGAAGAAACTTGCTAAAGTAATACATAAGACAAATATACTAGATATGATTAAAAAAGACTTAAAAGAAACAGCGAGTAAGGGTGGAGACTTATTTAGAGTAAGGATGGATAATAAATTAAAACTATTTAAGCTTGGTACTAATGCAAATGTATATAAATTAGATAGTATATTAGAAGATGCAAACTTTACAAGTAGTTTTAATGATGCAGTAACAAGTGTAAAAGTTTTAGGAAAGAGTAAAGATGAAAATACAAAAGCACCTATAATTGGGACATATAAGAAGGACTCAGATAAGTATGGAACACTACAAAAGATTAAACAAGATGAAAAGATAAAAAATGCTAAAGAAGCTAAGAAAGCAGCAGAAGCAATGTTTAATTCGGGTGAAGAAACAATAAGTGTTGATTGCGTAGTAGACATAAACAGAATAAGAGCAGGTGATAAGGTATCTTTGAAAGGAAAAGAGTATTATGTTATAGATGTCACTCATACACTAGATTCTAAACCGAAAATGAAATTAAATGTTGGTACACTAGATTATATAAGGAGGAAGTTTTATACAAATGACTGATGCTAGATTTAATGGAGTTGCTAGAATATTGAAAGAAAAAATGAATAAAAGTGTTAATGATGGAGTTTTTGGAATAGGATGCGAACTTGCAGAAATAACAGCAAATGGGCTTAAGATTAATGGTTATAAAGATGAGATGCAGGATTATCTAGTATTAGAGAATTTAACATTAAAAGAGGATTATTTTACTTTTTCAGATGAAGTTTCAAGTGGAGAATATAGACATAAACATAAAATAGAAACTCCAAAAGAATTAAAACCCTTGACTATAGGCGATAAGGTGTTAGTAGCCGTTATGGGAGCTGAATTTGTAGTAATTGGGAGGGTTGTAAATGCCAAACCTATTTCCTCAAAATGAAACTTTTGAAACTGTAGAATTAAAAAATAATAATGAGAATGAACTGGACCTAAAAGGGTCTTTTTTATTTGATTTTGAAAAAGGTGAATTTGTTAAAAATGCAGATGGAACATTAAAAAAATGCGATAAAGTTCAAGCATACAAACAATGGTGTCAAAAGGCTATATTAACACCTAGGTACAAAAGGTCAGCTTATTCTAGTGTATATGGAAGTGAAATAAAAGAATTAATCGCTAGTAACTTATCTAAAAATGCAAAAGAGCTTGAAATATCTAGGTTAATAAAAGAAACTATTTTAGTGCATCCTTACACAAAAGAAGTAGGAGAATTTAATTTTAACTGGTTGGAGAATAGCAGGTTAGTAGAGTATGAATTTGATGTACTAACAATAGATGATGAAAACATAACCATAGATGGGAACATAAAAGGTAGGTGATTATATGGAAAGAGAGCTACCTATACCAATTTTTTTAACAGAAGATGAGGACTCTGTACATGAAAGGATGTTAAGTAATTTTCAAGATGTGAGTACTTTGGAGGGTGACTTTATCTATGATGCAACAAGACCTACAGCAGAGCAGATAGCTGAATTAAAACAACTAGGGCTACAAAATAATTTAAAGATAGCATTTCCTCAAACTAGTTATGGAACTTACTTAGAGTGGCTTGGTGAATGTAAAGGTGTATTTAAGAATCAACCAACTAAATCGGTTGGTATGATTACATTTACAGGTGTACAAGGTACTATAATTAAAAAAGGAACTATATTAACTACTGTTGCAACTGATGAAAAACAGAGCATAGAATTTGAGCTTCTTGAAACTAAAACTATAGGAGAAAATGAAACAGTAGATATTAAAGCAGAGTGTAGAGTTGCAGGAATTACAGGGAATGTGTCTAAAGGTAGTGTATCCGTTTTACTAGGTTCTATTAATGGTATTAAATCAGTTACTAATAAAGAAGATTTCAAAGGTGGAACAGATATAGAAGATGAAGAACATTTTAGAGAAAGAGTTCTTGTAGCAGAGCAAGAGGACAAATTAAGTGGAGCTAGTTCGGATTATATAAGATGGGCTAAAGAAGTAGATGGAGTGGGATATGCTTATGTAGTTTCAGAATGGGCTGGTGCAGGGACAGTAAAAGTATTAATACTAGATAAAAATAGGAAAGCAGCAACACAAGAATTAATAGATAAGGTCCAAGAATATATATATCCATTGAATATAGAAGAAGGTCAAAATCGAGATGGGAAAGCTCCTATTGGTGCATTAGTTACAGTTGTAACACCCGAAACGCTACTTATTAATGTAAAAGCTAGTTTTATATTTAGTAATAGCTTTAATGAGGAAACTGTACTAAACAATCTAAAAACTAAGATAGACAAATATTTAGATAAGATTGATTTAGGTGGAACAGTCTCATACAATGCTATACAGGCGATAGTAGGCTCTATGATGCTGACAGATGAAGGTATACAAGACTTTTCTAATCTTACTATAAATGATGTAAAAGAAAATATAAAATTGCAAGACCAAGTCGTTGGAGTAGGGGAAATAGTTAACGAGGTGGTTGTATGATAACATCTAGAAAAGGTAGAGAAATGCTTATTACATTATCCCCTATTTATGAGCAAAGTTTAATTATGAACTCTATATATGAAGCTATAGGAAGCGAATTTGATAATCTAGAGTTATTGGATGAAGAAATAGAGTTACAATTATTTCCTCAAACTGCTACATGGGGACTTGAATTTTGGGAAAATAGAGTGGGCTTATCCACTAATATAGATGAAGATATAGAAGCTAGAAGAAGAAAGGTCATTGCTAAGCTTCAAATGAAATATATTGTTAACCCTAACAGATTAGCAACTATAATAAAAAGCTACACTGGTGCAGACGTATATATAAAAGAAAATATAGCTCCATACACTTTTAAAGTAACTGCTAATGTAGATGATGTTATTAATTATGAAGATTTCAAATATATAACAAATAAAACGAAACCAAGCCACCTTCATTGGATGCCTTCTTTTGCACTCAAATTTACAGATATAGAAAAATTTGAGGTAAAGATGATTAATCGAGTATTTATAGATTTTAGGGGAAATATAAGCAATTTTTTAAATGGTCTGTGGCTACTAAATGGTAGTAAAAACTTAAGTGCTTATATACTTTATCATGAGCCAATAAGCTTAAACATGAAAAATAAGTTATTTGTAAAAGAAAGTGAAGTATTTACAAATCTTAAAGTAATCATTAAAAAGAATTTATATTATTTAGATGGAATAGAAGTACTGAATGGAAATAAACTGCTTAATGCAGAATTAAGAGAGGAAGTGTTATAAGTGGCAAATGCAGTAACAACAGACATTGCAAGACAAAAAATGTGTAAAGCTAGAGCAGGTGATATAACATTGCCTACTATAGTTAGTATGGTGTTTGGAGATGGAGGGGTTGGGAATGATGGAACTATAATAGCTCCACTTTCAAGCGATACAGCATTAAAAAATGAAGTGTTTAGAAAAGATATAGAAAATTATGTATATCCAATTTCAACTACTTGCAGATATTCAACAACTTTATTAAAAAATGAAGCAGAAGGAAAAAACATAAATGAAATAGGTTTAATAGATTCGGATGGTGACTTAATAGCAATAAAAACTTTTGGAAATAAGTATAAAGACAGTGATATGGAAATGGTTTTTCAGATAGATGACGAGTTCTAGGAGGTGAATAAATGCCTAATGAATTAAATTTTAGTAATGAAATAGAAGAATATTTAATAACTACACCAGCTCATGCGAATGAGTTTAATAATCGACAACAAAAATTGTTAGACAATGATAAATATTTAAATAATAAAATTGATACAACTAAAACAGAGTTAAACACTAGAATTGACACAGAAAATGAGAAACAAAATATTAAAATTGATAATATTATTGCAGGTGGTGTAAATGTATCTCATACACATATTATAGAGGTGGCTGATTGGACTTTAAATAATGAAACTAATATGTATGAAGTAACTATAAATCATCCACTATTGACTAAAAGAATACTAATAGCTTTATATGATGAAATTGGTGAAGCACTTACACCAAACGCTAGGGCTATTGATGATAATAGTATTCTTGTTAGAAATGAAGAAAATATTAAAATGTACGTATATTTGATAAATGGAAATGCAGAAACTCATTTTATAAATGCAACTGTAGATGACAACAGAGTATCTGAAATGACCACTTATTCGTCTAAGAAAATTGAAGATAGATTTCTTAATTTAGAAGAAAAAGTAAATGGTGGGATATCTAGTATTGCAACAAGTGTAAATGAGTTGATAACTTATTGTTAAAGGAGAGTGAGAAAATGCAGACAGAATGGAACTTTGGGTACAATGGTTCGCCACAAAGTGTTATATTGAAACCTGGCAAATATAAATTTGAATGCTGGGGTTCTTCTGGAGGTATCAACAATTCTTCTTGGTATACTGATGCTAAAGGCGGATATTCTAAAGGTGAAATTACATTAAAAAAACAAACTACATTATATGTTTACGTCGGCGAAAGTGGTTTTGCTTCTTCATCTACGAGTAATAACACTAAAAGTGGTTTTAATGGCGGTGGTAAAGGTTATTTAAATCAACAGATTATGGGTACTTATTATTCTATGTACGGTGGTGGTGCTACCGATATAAGACTTGTTGGTGGTGCTTGGGATAATGAGCAAGGTTTGCTATCTCGTATAATTGTCGCAGGTGGTGGCGGAGGTTCATATTATCCTTCCACTGGTGGTGCAGGAGGAGGATTAGAAGGAGGTACTGGGTATAGTTCTAATGACAGATACCGTCCCGGTGGTACTCAATATCAAGGTGGTATTGGTCGTGTAAATACAGAAAACGGAAGTTTTGGAAAAGGGTGTTCTGTTAAAGATTCAACTGGCGAAGGCGGCGGAGGTGGCTGGTTTGGTGGTGCAGGCATGAATGGTGTAGGAGCAGGTGGAGGTGGAAGTAGTTATGTATTGACTAAAGACAGTTATAAGCCTACTGGCTACACACCAACATCTGAATATTATTTTGATAATATTGTTATGACACCGGGTGGAAATACTGCTGGTGCTTATGGTTACGCACAAATAACTTTACTTCAATCATTACCATTTTTAAATATATCATCTTATAATTCTACACAAGCAACATTCAAAGCTGACCACACTGACCCTACTTTATTGACTAAGATAGAATATTTTATAGATGATGTATTAAAAGAAACTATAACAACAGATTTAACAGAAGAAAAAACAATTAACTATACACTAGAAGATAATGCACTACACACACTTAAAATAGTTGTTACAGACAGTAATAATGCTACAGCAGAAAAAGCTGTCAGTATAAGTAAGAATATAATGCCATTGCCCGAAAATGTTAATTTAAATGATATATCTACTAAACTAGTTGAAGTTAATGCAGGATTTAAGACTGGTAAAACAAGTATTATAAACACTTTGGCACTAAAGAATATAGAAGCAAGTTTAAATAACACATTAGTCGAGTTGTCAGAGAAAATAAAAACAAGTTTTGATAGTTCAGACGCTAGTGTACAGGATTTGATGAACCAGTTAACACAAGCTAATAACACTATAAGTCAGTTAAATTCTAAATATAAAGTTGCTAGTGGCAATAGTGTTGTTAATTATTGTACTAATACAAAAGGATTTTATTTTAATAGTGACTATCTGTTCCTATTTCCTGGAGCCATTCAAATTAACGGACTTAATTTTGTTCCTAATATATTTTTTACTACTTTTGAATTAATTGATGATGGTTATTTTCATAAATATTTTGTTTTTGCTTGTCGTGGTATTTTCACTCAAGATTTTGTAATTACTGCTCATTATTATCGTCTAACATCATATTTACAAGATTTTAAAGTTGGAGGTGAGGTTCTTAAATTAAATGAACGTGATGTTTATATGGATAATAGAGGTATACAACTTCCTTGTTCAAGACAAGGTTCTTCTTTTAAATGGCAAGCTATAAAATTTATTTAATAAATGAGGTGATAAAATGGATAGAGCAAATAGAATAATTTACGACCAGACAGGCAAAATACTGCTACAGACAGGGGAAGCAACAGGAGACATACTAGAACATGATACAATAACAGAATTACATTATATTGATGTTGAGTATGGAAGTATAGACTATACAAGAAATAGAATTATAGGTATAAATATAGAAACAAAAGAACCAATTTTAGAAGAAATACCAGTATTTATCTCGGAGGAAGAAAAAAGAATACAAGAGTTAGAAAATCAAATTTTATTAAATGAAAATAAGAAAGTAGGAGGAATTTTATAATGAATATAAATAATGTTGTGGTAAGAATATTAGCAGAGAGAATATTAAACGGAGGCTTAAACCCTTTAAAAAATCGAGAATTTGAACTGGATGATGTAACTAATGCAGAATACAGAAAAGCAGTAGAGGATTATATAATTAGAGAAAGTGGAGTAGTCGAAGAAGCAGAACCAACTATATAGAGGGTTCTTTTTTATTGAAAGAAGGTGACTAAATGACTTTTAAAGAGTTAGTTAATAAAGTTAGAAATCTTGTATTAGAAGCAAAGAATGTAACTATAGAAGATACAGAAAATAACTTTACAAGTGATAATGTAGAAGGAGCATTGAAAGAGGTTTTTCAAAATGGAGTTAATGCTAAAAGTAATGTAGTAACAGCATTAAACTCCAAAGGTGCAGATGTTACTACAAGCGATACATGGGAAGAAATAAAGAATAAAATTGATATAAAAGAGGGGAGATTAGATTTAAGAGAAACAACACTTTCAAATAACTATTCGTATTTAGTTACAAATGGAGCTATAAAATATATTGAAAGATGTAGTGGGAACTTCAAAACTTTTGAATATGAAGAACCATATTTTTATGTAATTAAAGAAACTCATCTAATTAAAATTAATGCTATTGATGAAACAGTAGTTTTTGACATTACTTTAGCTAATGCTAACTTCTCATGTATCTGTGTTACTCAAGAGTATTTATTTATATCTGACAATACTAAATTATATAAAATAAACAAGATAACAGGAATTGAAGTGCAGTCAATAGAAGGTGCTTATTATAAGTTATGTACTTATGGGGAATTTATTTATGGAGTATATGGAGATGAGACTTCTTCTACACTTCATAAAATTAGAATATCTGATATGTATATAATGCTAACTAAAAATTTAGTTTCTAATGGTATTTACAATTTTAAAGGAGGTAAGTTTGTTTGCAATAAGAATGCTATTTATGCTACAACAGAACACTCAAATTCAAGTAGTATTACAACATGTCATTTATCTAAAATAAATTTTGATTTTGCCATTGCTAAAGATTTTAGAATTGGAGGATATTTGCATATGAAAAACATTAAGTTTTTAAATGATTTTGTTATTGTATCTGATGCAGAAAGAGGTATAGAAATTGATAGCAACAAAAAAAGTGCTTTAGTAAAATATGACGCAAATTTAAATTTAATTGTGTATTCAGACGATAGCAAATATGACAATTTTGATATATATAATGGATATATATATGCTATATATTCGCTTTCTAGTAGTCCTTTTGTAAAAATAAGTTTAAATACTCTTAAACATATCGACAGCTACCGAAAACTTACTGAAACATACCCAAATGCTGGTATGTTTGTAATAAATGATATAGTTTTCTTTATTAGTAGTGGAATTTTTAGAAATATATTGTCAAAAAAGGTTTATTCGGATGAGAAAGGAGAATCATTATGATTTATTTAGGAAATTTAATGGATACAGAAGAACAAAATATAAAATATGTTGGTATGATACACTATGAACCAAATTTGTTATCGGAGGAAAACTTAAAACAAGGTATTTTGATAGAGAGTTTACCAACTCAAAAGTATGCAGAGAATAAAGAAGCAAAGCTATTTATAAATATAGATACTAAAGAGGTTTTCTATAGATATACAGATATTAAAAGTAACATAGAAGATAAAGTAAATTCTACAGAACAAACAATAGCAGATTTAACATTTCAATTAATGAGTAATGGGGTGATATAGTATGAATTGGTATAAGATAATAGCAGATTTCTATAATAATGGTAATTGGACTAAAGAGCAAGTTAAAACAGCAGTAGAAAAGAATAAGATAACAGCAAGTGAATATAAAGAAATAACAGGAGAGGACTATATAGCATAGTCTTTTTTAATTCAAAAATTAGGAGGTTTTCATGAATGAAGAACTTTTCGAAGCAGATTTAAAAAGACATGAAACAAGAATAAATAAACATGGAGAAGAAATAGACGAATTAAAAATAGCAAATATAGAGTCTAAAGCAGAATTAAAAGCATTGTGTGAGAATCTAAACTCACTTACAAGTATGCTCAAATGGCTAATTGGTACAATGATTACAACACTTATAGGGTTCTTTATATTTGCAATACAAAGAGGAATATTTTAATTAGGAGGATAAAAGATGGATAATTTAATAAGTTTTATACCAGAGCAGTTGCTAATTTTAGTGGCTGCTCTCTCTATTATAGGTAAAGGTTGTAAAAAATATAAACAATTAGATAATAAATATATTCCAATTATATTACTTGTGTTGGGAATCGGATTTTCTATTTGGATGCTAGGGCTTAGTCCTAACGCAGTCTTACAGGGAATAATTTGTTGGGGAATATCAATAGGTATAAATCAAACTTACAAACAGTTAAAGGAGGAAAATAAATAATGAAAATAGCAATAGTACCAGGACACACTTTAAGTGGAAAAGGAACAGGAGCAACTGGCTATATAGATGAAGGAAAAGAAAACAGAATTTTAACTGATTTAATTGTAAAATGGTTGAAACAAGGTGGAGCTACTGTATATACTGGGAAAGTAGATAAATCTAACAACTATCTAGCAGAACAATGTCAAATAGCTAATAAACAAGATGTAGATGTAGCTGTACAAATACATTTTAATGCGAACAGTACAACCCTAAATCCAATGGGTACAGAAACAATATATAAAACGAATAATGGTAAAATATATGCTGAGAGAGTTAATTCAAAATTATCAACTGTATTTAAAAATAGGGGTGCAAAATCAGATGTGAGGGGTCTTTATTGGCTTAGTCATACAAAAGCACCAGCAATATTAATTGAAGTATGTTTCGTAGATAGTAAAGCAGATACAGATTATTATATTAGACATAAAGACATAGTTGCTAAGTTAATAGCAGAAGGTATTTTAAATAAGACAATAGATAATAAAGAGAATGGTGAGGGAAAAATCATGTACAAACATACAATCGTTTATGATGGAGAAGTTGACAAAATCCCTGCAACTGTAGTTGGTTGGGGCTATAATGATGGAAAAATACTGATATGTGATATAAAAGATTACGTACCAGGTCAGACAGAAAATTTATATGTCGTTGGTGGTGGAGCATGTGAAAAGATAAGTTCTATGACTAAAGAAAGATACACTATGATAAAGGGTAATGATAGATTTGATACACTTTATAAAGCACTGGAGTTTATAAATAAATAAAATCAATAGAGTTAATATATTTTACATTTTGACTACAATTTTATGACAGTATCACAACAATTTATAAAATAAAAAATGATATATTAAATATAACCATAAGTCATCTACAAACTTTAAAAAATCAGGTATATGAAGAGCAGTTGAGTATATATCAATAAGTGGTAGGAGGAGGAATAAAAAATAATAGTGCAATGAAAGTAATTATAATGTAGAATAGTATTAAATAATATTATTTTAGGGGGAGTTAAGATGGCTTATGAAAATGGGACTAATTTGGTAGCGTATTTTCCTAACTGTATAAAAAAATACGAAAAGGATAACAAAATATTTGAAAAGACAATACTATTACTTAATTTATATATGCAGATGCCAACTTGGCCACATTGTATTCATGAATTTAAAGCTAAAGCAAATGAAATTTTGGGAGAAGACCCAGAATTTATAGGTGAGTATGGAATTAAACTGAAAGACTTTTATAATGAAGGTGAAAATGTAAATATAAGCCAAAACTTTAAAAATGATTTGTATACTTTTTCAAATAGTACATATGATATATTAGATAACTCATATATTCAGAGAATCAATCCAATTGGCTTATATTCTATATCTTCTTTGGCTAGAGAAAATGATTTTATTTTGAAACTATTTAGAAATGATAAAAAATCTTTGGAATTAGAACTATCTAAATCAGAAATACAATCAATAATTGAACATTTAGAGTCTATGATAGAGGAAGAATAGTTATGAAGGGTGAATATAATAAAGAAAAAGAAAAAGTAATAAAGTTTAATTCCAACAAGGATAAAAGTAAAATCAACAAATATACAGACTATTATAATACTTTAAATAGTACTTTGATGGAGAAAAATAAATGTATTGGAGATAATTGGTTTTTAGCTACTACTTCAGAGGAGGTAGGTAATATGAATGAAGAAGAAAAAAGAATACTAGAAACTGAAAAAAGAATATTAGAGACTGAAAAAAGAGTACATCAAAATAATAAGGAAGTAAAAGAAAGTATAGATAAGCAATTTAATGACATAAAGGGTATTTTTAAAGAATACAAGAATGATTTAGACAAAGATAGAATAGAACTAAAAAATGATTTAGCTAGAGAAAGAATTGAGTTAAAAAGCGATTTAAAAGAAGCTATAAACGAACATAAAAAGGTGACAGAAAAGGATGTAAGTGAAATAAAGAATAGTATAAAAGGTATAGAAGATAGAATTGATTCAACTAATAAATGGATTATTGCATTATGTATAACTACTATAATAGGAATTGCTACAATGGCTATTACAATAGGTATATCTATATGGCCAAAATAACATAAAAAGAGGTAACTAGGATTAAAATAGTTATCTCTTTTTTAGGCTTAAAAATAACATATTATAGATAAAATAAGAGATTGATAATATCTTAATACAAAAGGAAAGTTTATATCCAAATAATATTTATCCCATAATATATTTTACCATTTTGTACAAAATGGTAAAATATATATTATAGAACGGAGGGAAAGTAATGAGCAATATAAACAATAAAAATAAAAGTTGGATTGAAAAGCATAAGATACTAACCATATTTATAAGTGTAATAGCAATTCTTATTATATGTATTGGCTTACCATCGTTAATAAATAGGGTGTTATATTGGGATATAAAAACACATAATTCAACAGATGGTGAGTGGTTAAGTTTTTGGGGCAGTTTTTTAGGTGGTATATTTGGAGGGTTAGCAACATTAGGTGCTATATTGATAACTAGAGAAATGGCTAAAAAAGATAATGAAGAATTAAAAGAAAGTATATCTATGGAAAGAGAGCCTAAGGTTATTCCTATTAAGAAAAATGCATATTTGTATAAAACTTATGGTAGTCCTTGTATGTTTAATGAAATTAAGACATCAAGCGAAGTGCCAAGATGTTCAGATATTATAGAATTAACACTTGTGAATGTAGGGAAAGAAGCAGCAATACAAATAGAAGTATTTTGGGAAAAACCTCTGAATATAGTTAAAACTGAATATTTAACAGATGATGATTTAGAAGTATGTAATAATTTCTTTGATGAATTTGATGAAAACGAAAATATTAAAGTCGAGAAAGAATATATTTCTTCTTTACAAGAAGTTGAGATAGGTTTAAACGCATATACTGAAATGTATATTAGGGAATTATCTAGTAAACTTATAGATAATTTTAGAGAAAATAATGAAGATGGTATATATATTAGGAAAAATATTAAGGCGGGTACAATTAATATTAAATGTAAGAATATATATGATAAATCCTATAATAAATCATATGATATGGAAATATCAATATTTGAAATGGATAGAAGTAAAGAATTATATACTATAAATATAGACTTTAATTTGATTGAAGATGAGGGGTAAACCTATCTTTTTTTATTTCAAATATTCAATAATTTATGCAAAGGTAAATAACTCAAGAAAGCTATTCAAGCTATTTTAAAACTGATTGTATTAGCTCTATTTTTACTTAATACTATGAATAATTTATGATATAATAAAAAAATAGAAGTGTATTCGTAGTACACTTCTATAGCTATAACTAAGCATTCTCTTGCTGGGGAGTGCTTTTTTCATTTCTCCAAACAACATTATTTACTTCATCAGTAATTATTAAATCAATCTCATTGTCTTTTAAAATCTCTGTTGCAGTACAAATTAGATTGTCTAAGTCAAAACTACGAGTTATCTCCAGTTTTTTGTTGTTTAGAACTCTTTTAAGTATATAAGTTTTAAAACACATTTATATCACCTCTTAAGCACTAAGACATTCTTGTAAGCATTCTTCTGCTTCTTCTAATGTAGAAAATTCATCTACATATTGGTCGAAGTTTCTAATATATTCAGTCTTATATTTAGTGCTATTCATTTCTATAAAAGCAATAGTTTTACCATTGTCATAATATCTGCTTATTACGAAATATTTTTCTGTATTAGATTCATTTTCTTTATCTTCTATAACTAAGTCTTTAGCGCTGAAATTAGGTGCCATGCTATAATTTCCAACCCTTATATATTCATAATCATCATTAAAACGAATTTTAGCACGTCTAACAGTATCATCATCTTTATAAGTTATAGTTTTATCAGTTCTTTTAATAACCTCTATAGTGAACATACAGTCATGGTCACATACACCTCTTGTTGCATAAGTTTTACCTACTTCAAATTTTATCATTTTAAATACCTCCAATAATTATTTTATTAAGTTAATTATACACTATAAAGTGTCGTTTGTAAATATAAAAATGAAATTAAATAGTTTTATTCGCAAATTAAACATGGATAAAAGAAACTATATAGTGTATAATTATATATATAAAAGCGAGGTGTTTGGTATGGCAATTTCATTCGGAGAAAAGATAAAAATAATATTAAAAAGAAAAAACATGACTATAGGTGAATTAGCAGAAAAAACAGGACAAACAAGACAAAATCTTTCAAATAAATTTTCAAGAGATAATTTTTCAGAGAAAGAAATTAGAGAATTTGCAGAAATACTTGATTGTGAATTTGATTTTTATTTTATAATGAATGATACAGAAGAAAAAATATAAGTTATGTATATATGGTAAAATTTAACTGTAGTTTTTGTGATAAAAAGCTCCTATTATTAATTTAAGCTAGATAAATTTGAGGAAGTGACATAAATTGAAAGAAGGAATATATTATGTTGAATAAAAAATTACCAGATGCAGAATTAAAAATTATGAAATACATATGGAATACTGGTTATAAAACTGTAATATCAAAAGATGTTGCAGATGAAATAGAAAAAACATATGGTTGGAAGCATACAACTACAATTACACTTTTGGCTAGATTAACCAAAAAAGGTTTTTTAATATCGCAGAGAATTGGGAAACATGTACACTATACAGTATTAATAAAAGAGAGAGAATATCTCAAAATAGAGGGAAAAAGAATTTTTGGAGGTCTACATAACAATCCATTATCAGAACTAATTTCAAAATTACATGATGGAGAAGAAATAACCGAAGAAAAAATAATAGAAATAGGAAATTGGATAAAAAGCTGGAAAGATGAAGATTAATAAATAAAAGGTAGCACTTATATTAGTAACTACCTTTTTGTGGATAATATTGGGGATAAGTTGTGGAAAACTTGTGTAAAAATTGTGGATAAAATATTTTACTGACATTTAACTGACGAAAGTTAAAAGAATAAATAGTATCAACATTATAAAATATTGAAAAATAGCCATATATAAAAAATAAAATAAATAAAAGTAACACTTTATATATGTTATTCTTTTTTTTATTAACAAAAAATGGTTAAATTGTTGACGGAGAGCTAAAACTCTATTATCATAATAAGTGGATATCCAATATTTAACTAAGTATTCAATGTGCAAGAATGCTTAATTTAAAAAAGTTATGGAGGGTAAATATT